CTCCCCGAACCCGCTGAGTCGATCCACGCGGAAGATGCGATTGTGGAGGGAGCAGAACTCCGCGCCCTCGTGCTTCATGATGTGGACGCGGCGGTCCTGCTCGCGCTGCTTCGAGAGGCCGATGCCGCACGCGGGACACTCGACGATGCCGGACTGGACGATGAAGTGCATCTCAGGTGCGTCCCTTGCCGCGCTTATTCTTGCGCTCGGTCTTACGCATAAAGTAAGTAGAGGAATCGCCACGCTTCATCGCTTCCTTCTGCGCATAGCGATAAGTGGGCACCGGAGGACGCGGTGCATCAGTAGACTCGTATGAGCCAGTGTGCTTATTCCATACGCCGCCAGCATCTGCTGCGTATCTATCGCCGTCTGCCATCAGGACTCCTCTCCATTTAACCACGCGCAGAATTCGTCCGTGACCGAGCGCCCACCGGTGCCGCCCTTACGTATATGTTGCTGCAAGTCTTCGATCTTGTCGAGGAGTTCCTTCGCCGACATCAGGCCACCCGAGACGAGCAGGGCAGAGTTGTCCATCAGGTCTTTGAGTAGGTCGCCGTACGCCTGTGGCTCGGAATTGTCGAATCCGGTGGCGAAGGAACGAGATATACGTTCGAATACGCTAAGCGCCGTGAGGCGATCCTTGACCGGGTCGCCGGTTACGACGGTCGGGTCCGCCACGGCATCGCCCCGGCTTCGGCTCTCGCTTGACGGAGGCGATCCGCTTGCGCCGTCGATGCCCGCGCCGCCATCTCTTCCTCGCGCATCGCCAGGTCGATATCGTCGTGAACCGCGTGACGGGGCTGGGAGGGCGACGTCTCCACAGTGGGGCGTGAGGATCGAGTTGGAGTCGGTTTCGATGCGTCGGCCTCGGCAGGTGAGAGGAAGTACGCTTCCGCACCCCGTCGCGCGAATCGTAGCACGAGGGAGGTGCCGGTGTCACTGGGGTATTTGTGGAAGGAGGCACCGTCGTCGATGGCGGTCAGGTCGGCCAAGTCCAATGTAACCTCGCCGCCGGACTTGCGGAGGATGGCGAGCAGGAGGATCAGGACGCGGCGCTGGGCCGACTCGGCGTCGAGGAATGCGAACGGATCACGTGGGCTCATATACCCCTCAGTCTATCCTCTCCCACGCGGTTCTTGTGGAAGTTCATCACGCGGGCCAGGTGCTTCTCCGACGTCATGCCCAGGACGCCCTGCGAGGTGGTCTCGGGGGAATCCTGGATGGTGAGCGGCAGGCGTGGTTCGTTCGCCGCCATCGTGTTGGCAACGACGCGGAGGTCCGGGTGCGGGATGTGGTAGTGGGCCAGCGCGATCCAGCCGAGCCACGCGGCCATTGCGATGTCGTCGTGGCCTTTCAACACCCGCCATCGAAAACCAATGTCACTTTGCGCCTTTGAGCATTGACTGTAGAGCTGTATATCCTTAACGATGATCTCCCTACGTTGAACAGGTACTCCGTCTCCGTAGTTTTTGGGAAGTGAGTTCCTGATAGCCGTGCGGAACACATTAAACAACATTTGGCGAGTGCGATCAGTAGTTTCCCAACCCAGAGCTTGACGGGGTTTAGTGTCTGGCTTATCATCGCGACTCCTCCATAAATACTGATTGGGATAGTGGAACTGGTCGCGCAGGGCCTTGACGACAATATACCCCCACCCACCCGTGACCTCTACGTTCACCATCGCCTTGTTGTACCAGCGACACAGATAGTTCACCTTCTCGGCCAGCGCCTCTGGGCCGACGCGGCCAGCGTAGCGGAACGCCTGCTCGCCGGTCTCCGCGTTCCAGCCGACGATGGCTGCGAAGTCGCCCTCTTCGACGCCCTTGGCCGCATCGACGCCCACGAAGTAGTGAGTGAGCGGAGCAGGCTTCTCCCACAGGTAGAGCGGCCCGTCGCGCTTCTCGATGAAGAACATATCGCCGGGCGGGCCTTGGACGTCGCCCTTGGCCAGAGGGTCGGAGCAACTCTTCCGCATGTAATCCAATTCCTCGAAGTCGAAGATCGGCTCACCAGAGGAAACGAACGCCTCGTCTGGAGTTGATGGATACTCTTGACGCCATTTGTAAATTGACCCGCCGCATTTAGTTTCGAGTGTAGATCGGAACCATGCTATCTGCCCCGGAGTACACTTGAACTCCTGCATGAGCCACTTCTCGTAGTCGTCGCGTGGAGCGTCGGGAGCCAACTTATCGGGTAGAAATGTTCCCGGATCTTCCCAGACCGGAAGGAAGATCGCCAGAAACTCGTTGTCTCCTGTTTCTGCTGCTTTCCAGTACTCGTAATATGCCTCCCCCGGACCTTCTACGCCGTTCGCCGTAGTCTCGATGCCTACAGCGTTATCAGGATCGGCAGCGGAGACTGTGTTCAGTAGCGCTATGAAGGAATCCGCGCCGGGATAGAATGCCGCCTCGGTGAGATGCAGGAAGGAGTGAGTCATGCCGCGCCCGCCAATTACCGTCTTGGCTGTAGCGCGACTGAAGACAGATACTCCGCCTGAATGAGGAAAGTAGAGTTCACGTTGCGTTGGTGGAGGAAGACGACAGGGGAGTTGCTCGGAGAAGTCCTTGGCTTGGGTGAATAGTTCCTTCGCAGTCTCCGTTAGTTGCGCGACTATCTTCCCGTTGGAGTTCTGCTTCTGCAAGGCGTGGGCTATGCCAAGTGCCAGCATCAGGCGGGAGATTCCTAGGCGGCGGGCTTTAAGGTAGATCATCCACATGTGCCGCTTCTTGCGCTGGTGATCCTTCAGCTTTTCTATGATCTTGCGCTGCGAAGGATTGAAGATGAAGGGGACCATCTTGCCAGTGTCTCTGTGTTTGATCTTGAGACACGCGCAGAACTTTTCAAAATGGTCAAGGTTAAGCATCAGCCCTTCGTCAGTTCAGTCTGCGCTGCGTGCGTTCGGTTCGGATGATTCTTAGGATTATCCTCGGGGCGCATACCACGATCCGCGACTCCCTTCACGCCCTGCGTCTTGTTGTTGTAGAGGGAGATGCAGGCGCCGGAACAGAAGTGGCGGACGTGGATGATGTTCCTATCCTCTCGATCAAAATACGGCTGGTTCAGAAACCAATCCCGCATCCCGGACTTCGTGAGTGACTCATACGTCTTGTGACAGGTCTCGCACTTCTGCTCCTCCGGGACGTTGATGCGGGAGTTGAGGATCTGGCCCGCGAGTTCGCAGTTGTGGCGCATCTGGCCGAGCAACGCCAACGCCTTGTCCAGTGGGAGCGCGAGGAAGTGGGCGCGGAGGGAATCTTCCGTGGCTTGCTCAGCCGCCCACCTAGCCTGGATCGCTCGGGACTGCTGCTTGATCGGGCGCGGGTCGTCCGTCTTCGGTGTGATCCCGTCCGTTGACTCCGGTGCGGTTGGGCTTGGTTTCGGCATTGATGAATCCTCCGGTCTGTGTCAGTAAGTCCGCGATCACGGGCATGTCCATCGGGTACAGATACGGCCCGATGTGATGCGTCTTGATCCAGAAGCAACAGTACACCGTCCCGCCGAGGTTGCGCCACTGGCGACAGAACCACCAATCCTCGGACAGGTACTCGGATGTCTCCGGCCATACGCCCACGCGGAAGAAGTCGTGCGCGTGGTCGGTGCCGTAGTGTGCGGTCTCCTCGTGGGATCGGCGGTAGCGGATCTCGGGCAGGGAGTCGGCCATCATACGGAACACTTTCCGCTTGACCAGCCAGAAGCCGGAGCCAGCCTCGAGGACCGGCATGGGCTCGTCGCAGCGGATCGGGTTGGTGACCCAATTGACGTTCGGTGTGCCCACTACGGCCATCACACGGTCGTTCGTCCATCCTAACTCTGCGGCCGCCCGCATCCGGTCGATGTGGAATCCCTTCTTAGAGTACGGTGCGGCGACGAAGTCGAGGTCCAGGGATAGCATCTGCAGGACGGACTGCGGGTCGAACAGGATGTCCACGTCCAGCCATAGCGCGAAGTCACAGTCGTCGTCGGCGGAGGATGACATGAAGATGGACGCGAGGTTGTTCCGCGCGCGCGTGATCAGGGAGTCGCCGGGGAGGTAGTGGAGCTTGTACCAGATCCCGTGGAGGCGGAGGAGGCCGAGGAGGGTGATCAGGTGGGTGGAGAAAGTGGCGTGGATGAGGTCGCCGGCGGCGGGGATCAGGATCCAGACGCGGAGCTTCTTGGCGCGTTCACCATCGAGGATCAGACGCACTGGACGGACTCCTTGCGAGAGACGCCGATCGAGGACCAATACCGCAGCATGGCCAGAGACTTCTTGCGCTTGGATTCCTCAGACATCACTATTCCCTTAGAGTTAATATTGCCCAGCATACGAACTCGTCTAGATTCGCGCTGTTCAGGAGTAAGGTTATATTTCTTTCCCAAACATCTTAGGTTTCCCTTAGAAGCCAAGCTCATCTTACGCTTGGTATCCTCAGAATGTTTTCGTCCCACCCAGACTTTGTTACCTAGCTTGCTTTCTGATATCTTACGGCGTGCTTCCTCAGATAGAACCCGCCCCTTGCCAGCTTCGCTTATTTTACGACGAGTTTCTGGTGTAGGATTCAACATTCCATCTCCACCAGCAGTTAGGTTGTAGCCACGCTTTGCATCTTGCGTATCAAATAAGGCTATGAGAAAAATCTCCATGAGCTTACCCTCTTCCGCCGACGAACACTCAAACACGGCCACAGGACGGAAACAGACGACGCCATACTTTCGCAGCGCGTATATGAAATACGTCTGGTATCCATGTGCAGCCGCCAACTGATGTCTTTTCCAACGGACGGTAAACTCTCCACTAGTAAAACCAACATATAGTTTCCCATTGACCAAGTTTTCTATAACGTAAGCACAGGGCATAGTTCTTTCACTCCAACTATGTTAAGCACGTACTTAGCTAGCGCAACCGTAGTCAACTCCTCCCGCACGACCTTCATCACCCTATCAATGATAGCTGCCCATAGATCAATGAGCAGGTCACGAATATTACCGTTTTTTGTGTCGGCCCAATACTCTACCATCGACTTCACTAGCATTAGTTCGAGCCGGGGCAGCTTATGACAGATTAAGTTTGGCAACTGATCCATCACTCGGAAATACGGCAGGCACCACTGCGACAAAATTTCCTCGTGGCGAAGCGCTTCCCATCCTGCTTTTTTCATAGTTGGGGCGTAGTAACTATCAGCGTATTGAGCGTAGTATTCCTGCTCCGTCTTATAGATATAAGTCTTGCGATTAAGGGGGTCGCAGGGAGCCATAAGCCGAGACTTTATCGGAGCGTCAGACAGAATTTTCTCAGCAGGGATAGCGAAATGAATCGGCCACACGTTCGGTTGCGCATTGTAAAGCTCGCGCTTCAGATAAATCCCGCCTAGTCCTTGGAGATATCCTGCGTGATCCTCCCCGTCGATGAAAATTACGCGGCGTGGATCGTACATGGACGCCACTTCCTGAAGGTAGTCTTGACACCTATGAACGCTACCATAGAGCACGATGTCGAAATATTTGTTGGCGATCTTGCGAGGGATATCAGTTCGGTCTACGTCGGAGTCGTCTCCCAACAATCCATATAAAGTCATACCACGACCGTAGAGGCCAGATACGTCACCGAAGTCTTTGTACATTGTATCGATCCGATGGACATCGACCACTCCTGAACCGAGCAGAGTACGTAGACCATGAAATAAGGCGTCACGTTGATAGTCGCAGGTGTTACCGCCGCTCGACAGGAACAGTATCTTCACTCGCGGCCTCCTTCGCCACGGCGGCGACAGGACGATGCAGCACGCCCATCCCGTATCGGCCAGGGAGTTCCTCGTGCGTCCATCCCAGCGTAGCCTGACCGCGGCACGTAGCCTCGTATACGCCGCGCACGTCGTCCCCCGGCCACGAGGCGTCGTTGCAGCCATCGGGAACTTTTTCCGGCGCGATGTCGTGGAACAGGATCATGCCGCCGGGGCGGACGAGGCGGGCGTATTCGAGGTCGGCCAGGACGCCAGCCTTGGAATGGTCGCCGTCGATGAGGAGGACGTCGAGCTCGTACGGGATCTTGGCGAACACTGTTTTGCGGTCGGTCGAGTTAGCGTGGATGAACGTCCACTGCGGATGGCCCTCGAACAGGAGCGAGCAGCGTGGATCGACATCGACGGAATAGAGATGGCCGCCGTGCTCCTCGACGCCCAGCAGGAACGCCGATGTGGATGCGCCATCGCGGACGCCGATCTCCATCACGTTGCCGCGAGCGTGCTCCCGCATCCAAGCCACGAAGTCGCGCATGTCGCCGGAGCGCAGAGCCGCGTCGTACCGCGCCTTGACCTTGGCGTGTGGCTTCTCTGCGAGCCCGCGTGCCTCCGCCATGAACTCGCGCCGGTGCTGGCCGCGCTCCATCTTGAATTCCAGAGGGCGGGACGGGGTGGGGATGGAGGCGGACGTGGACGGGGGGAATGCGTCGAGGGCGGCGGCGATAGCGGCAGGGAAGTCCCTCTTCTTGATCAGTTCCATCGCCTTATCCTGCATGTGAAGCCGTTCCTGCGATGCCGTCGAGGAACAGTAGGAGCGGCACGACTCTACCAACATACGGTACGGGGATATGGAGAGTCCGTTGCGCAGGTCCGCGTATTCGTCGTCGTCGGAGGAGGATTCGCTGACCACACACTTGCCGTTGGCCATCGCGTAGGAGACGCGCACGATCTCGAAGCGGTCCCGTCCGTCGTGGTGGACGTTGAGGATCACTTTCGCCCGGGAGATGAGTTGGTCGCGGCCGCCGCCATAACAAGCAGCGCTAGCACACACATTAAGACCATACTTCTGTAGCTCATCGATGAGAGCGCGGCGACGAGCAGTGAGCCAGCCAACAAATAGTACATCAATGTCCGGGGTCGCATGAGGGATCCTTGTAAGGTTCTCTGTATATCCAATCGGAACGTGGACGACGCGATCGTGGCCTGCGGACTTCCACTCCTGTACCGATCTCTGGCTATAATCCCACACGATAGCGTGAGAGTCCTTAGCTACCTTACGCACCGTGGCCATATTGGGATGCGATGGTTGTTCAAGATTGAAAAATATCGTATTGGGCGGACATCGCTGGAAGTCCGGCATCAACTCCGCGCCGAATACGATATTCGTCTCACGCTGCTCGGACCACCAGTTCTGCGTGACGTTGACCCCGTGGCCGAGGGAGGCGAGGGACCACGATACCGAGTCGATGACCTCGTCGAAGCCTTGATGATGCATGAATCCATCAGGGGCCACCTTGGTTACGTTGAACTTAGCCATTGACTGAATTCCTCATTGACACTACAGCGCTGATTATCTTCTTCCCACAATCCGAGCAGGCGTCCCAGTGGGCGATTAGGCGAGTAGATATAGGATTACGAGGTGAGTCCAGACTTAGCTCTACCGCCCATCTTGGCTCTACCACCATGCCGCAAATGTCGCAGGTAATGCTTAGAGTCTTACTCACGTCCGCTCTCTTTGATGGCTTCATCGACGTAATCACACAACTCCTCGTCCGTCATCCTGCCCACGTCGCAGCAGGCGGGCGCGTCGTGATCGACCACGCCCTCGGTGCCGTCCGCCCACGTCACCGAGTCATGCTCCAGCGCGGCGATGGCTTCCTTCTCCATTCTTACGCTCACCGAGTCCGGCACGATGCTGAGTCCGAAGTCCTGCTCGACCGGCGCTAGGAGATGGCAGTCCAGCTCCATGGCCCACTGCTCGGCGGAGTAGTGATCCCGCGCCGTCGCGGGGTCGCCGATCATCTGCCACCCGATAGGATGACGGCCTGCGTACTGGGCGCGGAGGTTCGATAGCGCCTCGGAGCGGAACTCGGAGCGGAGTTCGGCCAGGGATCGTTGCTCGTCTGCGTGTGGCGTCACGTGCAGTAGGTCAGTCATGGGATGCCTCCTTGTATCGTACCCGTCCACGTTTCCGAGCATTCAGCATCCGCAGCAGACGCGGGTCCATCTGACGGCGTTGCTCTGCGATCGCGTGTTGCGCTCGGGCCTTCCCCTTCGCCAGTGTGCGTACTTGAATCACTGCCGTATGCGTAATTTCCGTGCACCGTTTACAACACCATACGACATGGAATTGAGTCTCTTCGACGGCCACCATGTACTTGCGCTTGTCCTCGCCACGGGGATGAGCAGTGCAGGCGCACTCTGGAATCTTGTCCGAGGTCATGCGAGATACACTTTCTCCGCCGATCGTTTGTACTCCTCACACAGTTGCCACCCAAACAGGATACAGCCGAGGAACGAGTTGGCGATCGGGGCCTGGAGGCAGATGCCGCAGTATTCGCGGAACCATGCGGAGTCACCGATGGCGTCGCATATAGCGACGTCGGGTACCTTGCGGTCGGCGCGGATCTTGTCGGCGGCTAGCTTGAGGCGATCCGCGACAGCGTTGTCAGCGGCTTGCTCTAGGATCTTCTTGGTCATGATTGCGCCAAGTGCTGAAACTTAGTGGAGCCTTGATGCTTGCGACACAGTGGATGCTTACCTGCAAACTTGTGGCACCCCCACACGCGACAGTGTCCCGACATGCTGGTAAGAAACTTGAACATCGGCGTTGGGCGCATAACCAGATCAGCGAAATCCTCCCATGTTGCTTTGTACTTAGGTTTCATTCTCATCGCTTAGCTCCGTATCTCCTCATCGTCCCACTCCCCTTGCAGATCGGACACGTCGTCGCCGCCGGCGTCCCACCATCCATCAGCAACTGGATCTGGCCCTCGCCGCCGCAGCGCTGGCACTGTTCGTCGTGGCCTGCAACGGGCGTCGGAGACTTCTTGCGGCGCACGACCTTGGTGCCCTGCGAGGTCTCGCCCACGATATCAGCGTCGGGGGAGTCGGTGACGTCGCCGGGGATCGCTCGTCCCTCTTCCTTGGCGATCGCGGCTAGGGTCTCCGGGTCCAGTGGCGATACGTCATCCTCAACCACGTCCGTGCGGTCCAGTCTCGTAGCACCATCCCCGTTGACCGCATACACCTTGATATCCGACGGCGTGATCACGACCAGCGACGACGCATCGGGGAGCAGCTTGGTGACGCCCACAATGAGGGGGCGGTAGCGCAGGTCGCCGACGCGCACAATGTATTGTCCTGCCGCGCCCGCGTGAACGGTCAGGATCGCCGGGGACTCGGAGAGGGATTTCACTGCGGAGGCTCCGTGGAGAACTTTACGCAGTGCTTAGAGCCGTCCTCTGCGGTTAGCAAGATACGAGTCTTGACCGCGCAGGTCCATCGAGGAATCACGCAATAGCCGTCCATCATGCGCCCTTTTCTATCCAAGCATGGCCCCGCGAAGCTCTGCCCATCGGACACTTGAATTGCAGGAACGTCTACTTGATAATATTCAGCTGCTTTAGAAGTGATTGGCAGCATCCCTGAGGCATATCCTGTACACCCAGTCCACGCAGCCACTTGACGTGCTTCCGACTCTACTAAACGTTGCCGTGCGTAACTAACGACTGAACGTCGGTAGTGACTAAAGGCTCCGGCTGCTGCAAGCCCTACAGACAAAACCCCACACGTCATTATAACTAAGTAAGTCTTTTGTGCGTTCACCGCCGACTCCGTTCCCTTAGCAAGTGTATGAGCCTCCAATATATCTTTTCATGGCCCATCGTCGTTGTCCTTCCCCAGCCACAGGATGAACCCGAGCGCCATCCCACACGCCAGGGCCGCGACGGAGGCGATGATGACGATGATCAGCCTACCCGCGTCCATTCTTCCTCCCCAGGAACTCCCGCTCCAGGATTAACCGTATCACCATGCCCACCGTGCGGCTCTCCTCGACTGCGATCCTGCGCACCTCGTCCAGCACCCAGCGAGGAATCCGCAACGACACTGTAGGGGAAATGGCCACGACGGGGAGCATACCACACATGGATACACTGTGTACACTGAAAATATATTTATTATTAACGGACCCATACGCCCCCGCATCGCCCCGTACCCTCCGGTTCAGGCCGGGGGCTCGGATCGCGGCGACGCTAAGGTTCATCGCGGCGTGGGACGGGAACGTAGCGATGGTAACGAGTAAGGTTATACGCCGGCGATGGCGCGGCCGCACTCGAGGTCCGCACGTATACGCGCATACCGCGTGCGATGAGACCACCAGGAGTTACGTTGTGCAAGGGACATAGTGCGCCAATGGCGGCCTGCAGCTGATGGCGAGCCAAGATACATCTGCATCTTTTTAGAATCGTACCGGATAGTAAGCGGGCCCTTAGAGCGTTTCGTGAGCCCGCGTCGACGCGCTAGCACGCGCATCTGCATACGATGAGCCACGTCAGGGCAATGGATGCCAGCTTCCCAATAGATAACGCTACGCTTAGACGCGCATAGCTCACGCGCAAACTTGGCTTGCGTGAGCCCTAGTGCCAGGCGCAATTCGAGTACGGAAAGCATGATGCAACGTTGCACCTCGAGTGAGCACCTTGTCAAGTAGTTGATTGCAAGGCGAATTTAGCTATTGACATAATGGCGCGGTATGCCATATAAGTATGAGTGTAAGCCAATTCAAGCGAGGTGTGATATGTATACATCAGTGAATTTCAAGTCAAAGAAGCAGCTGAAAGAAGCAGTAGCAGCCGGTCGACAGGTCACAGTGTTTCAGCCAGGTCCGTTTGGCGGCAATGAGCCTAGCAATGGACGCGTGGCACTCGAGGGACCGCACTATCCGCAAGCGCATACGTGGTATGCCGATTGCGACCTGAAGAATGGGATAGTGGTCAAGGTTCGCTAGTGTCGACACTGGCAGGCTACTCGAGGTGGCTTGCCAATGATGCTACTAGCATCTGAGGTGCGAACAATGACTCACAGTGAGCTAAAACGACTGATCAGCCTACAGGGACACTGCAGCTACAACGAATCCAACAAAGCGGAATTCCGTCGACTAGGGACAAAGCTTGCACGCGAATTGCGCAAGCAACTAGGCATGAGCCATGCGCATGCGGAGGTGCATTTCAATGCCGGTGGCATTGCGGTATCAGGGGACGTCACATTGCGAGTTACGGATGGCAGGATAGGCGGATTCTACCTTAGCTTCAATGCTGACGGTATCTCGAGTGGGCTAGGGATCATGTATCGGCATTGCAGTCCGGACAATCTATACGGTGCGTCGACGTCGACTCCTAATCACTGGTACGTCTGGAGTCTGTTGGAAGAGCAAGGTATACAGTCGTTTGTCGACGTTTTGCAATGGTTCATGGGATATCGTTGCATTGCCAATAACATGCGATGCACGGGACATGAAGCAATCAAGTAATTGAGTATAGGGCCCCCTCGCTCACGGGCGAGTGTCCTATTGTACGGTTAACGTACACAAATCAGGAGGATATATGGCTTACACTCGCACGCTACCGGAACGAATGAACGATACGGGCAAGCTTCCCGCATACGCTTTCCCTGGCGGTTATCCAATCTACTACCTTGACTCGGAAAATTCCGTACTCTGCGCCGACTGCGCAACCAAGAGCGCAGATGACCCCGACGAGGTACAGCATTTTAAGCCTATATCCTTCGGGGTAATCGAGGATGCGGGCGATGATGATCTTACATTCTGCGGGCAATGCAGCAAGAATATTTCAGGCAGTTAACCGCAAACCGCCCGCGTCGACGGGCCCGTTATTGAATTACTCGAGGTGCGATGAGGTGCGAACAATGAGGCTACTTACGGTAGAGAATGCTAAGACGGTAAAGGGAGAGAAGCTAGGGTATCTCACTGGAATACTCTACCTAGCGCCATCGGACGAAAGTGGAGTATTGAACGTTTGCCCAATGGCCACGGAAGGATGCAAGCGCGATTGCCTGTACACTGCAGGCCGCGCGGGTATCTTCCCTGCCATCATTGCGGCGAGGATTCGTAAGACGGTATGGCTGGCACGCGATCGGCAAGGATTCATGCGCCAATTGCGCAAGGATATCAAATCGCTAGTCTCAAGTGCCAAGCGCCAAAGATTGATTCCCGCGGTACGTGTCAACGGGACAAGCGACCTGCCATGGCTCGCAAAGGCCATGGCGGCCGAATTCCCTCGAGTACAGTTTTACGATTACACGAAGATACCTAGGCCATGGGCCCGCACCTCGAGTAACTACCATCTGACGTTTAGCTTGGCTGAGAATAATGCGACGCATGCAATCGAGGTGCTGCAACGTGGGATGAATATTGCTGCAGTGTTCAATGTGAAACGTGGCCATGTACTACCGGATTCGTGGCAGGGATTCCCTGTAGTCGACGGCGATGTATCGGATCTTAGATTCTTGGATGCGCATCGCATGGGACTGGTAATCGGACTGCGGGCTAAGGGACGCGCGCGGAAGGATTCAACAAGCGGATTCGTACAGATAGCAGGCATATGACTAGGACAAGCCAATCTAGGATCCGTACCAGCTATTGCCGCATTTGTGGCAAGCGTATGCAAAAGGCCAAGCTATGGATTATCGCGCTATGCGCGAAGTGTCGCAAGGAATTGGGAGAGTTTGGGGACGGGAAGTAAAATCTATCGCGCCGAACCATTAAAGTTTGTGGGTGTGACTGACCCACAAAATCTCGAGGTGTCTAGCGTTGCTCGCACCTCCGCAGCACCTCGAGAATTGTAACCCCCGACGCTGGCACTCCCACGTGGAGTGCTAGCGTGGGCGGTTACTCAATCTGAGAATGGAGACTCACAATGGCAGTATGGCGAATAAAGTTTAGCTTAGGTGGTGGCCACGTACACTGTGGTCTGTTCTGTGCCAAACAACAGAATATGACGTTTGCCAAGTGTGGCGACTTTTACGTGCGTCGTGGGGAAGAGTTCACAAGTCTATTGCGAGCCTTCTCTGGAGCTGAATTCATTGGAGATGGCACTATCGGGATTACAGCCGCTTGTAACGAACATGATCCAGAGCCTACTGAACAGAGGGCGAGGATGAAACTCAACTGGCACATGCTCACTACCGCCCTGCTCTGCGCGGCATTCTGGGCGGGGTTCATTGCGGTTGTGGTGGAGGCGTGTGAGAAGGCGTGGGGTGGGAAATGACGGTCAAACAAGCAATCAAGTTTCTCAGCAAGCTACCTGACAAGAGCATTGAAATGATGATTGACTGCCCGTATTGCGGCAAGGGAAATCAACTAGCCAAGATTGAGGAAGCGGTAATTCTGAAGAGCAAGCCAGAGGAGAATTGAAATGAACACAAACGCCACTGAAACGTCTAAACCACTACCCCCAGCCTGGATGCTGACCGCCAAGCTGGTGGAGCAGGAGCGGGATTCGGGTAAGCTGGCCAAGCTGGTAGAGCAACTGTGCCGGGAACTAGACGCTCATCACATCTCCCACTTAGGCGCATCATCCTGAGGTTGGCTAGGTCCAATTACGCGCTCAATCGCCTCCACCCGCTCCTTGAGCGCCGCCAACTCCTTGGCTAGTTCCTCCATGGGTGGATTGAGGGCAGTTCTAACTTGTGGTTTAACCATAGACATGATCCTCCGCAGGTCGGAATCCGATAACACGCGATCCAGTAGGTTAGATGCCACTAGAGGAAGATTGTATTCGATGCGGGCCAGAACCTCCTCCGCAAGGGACAAGCGATCGAAGAACCCGAGCTGTGCTGCCTTGCCCATGACCGAGTGTAACTTCGTCGTGTACTCGGTGGTCTCCTGGGACCGGACTCCGCGGAGCGCGCCGAGGGACTCAAACATCCTACTCTTGGATGTCATCCACTCTACGATTGCATCTGGCGTAGAATGAGTGAGTTGTGTATTAGACCAACTTTGCAGGTAGGTGATCCAACCTAGCTCTAGATGGCCGTGGAATCGCCGGATGAGGAGATTCGGCAAGCGTTTATTGAGCCCATCCTCGTCTAATTCGGCATCTGGTGCCCCCAAAACTAAACTGTTGAAAACAAACGATGTGCCACCTTTAGGGCCATTACTCTCTGTAATGGCCCTAAAAGTACGTACTAATTCTCCTCCCCAGGCGCCGGACATGAGCGGCCGATATCGCTTATCAGCACGAGATAGGGCCTTGGAGAGTGTTTTCCCGTCTCGGCGCCGAGAGGACTCCCATCGTAGCCACCATACTCGGCTACCCTCGCCACGCTCGCCGGCGCCAAGGGACTGCGCTGCCTTGAGGATCGTGCGGAAGTCTAGCTTGCGGGCGGCCTTGATGTTCTCAACATCCATACACTTGGGGCAGCGGTGCTTCAGCGGGCAGCGGAGGTGCAAGGTCTGAGTGTCTTGGTTGCGTGAGTACAGCAGGGAAATGTAGTAGGAGATGTGGTGGAGGCAGTTGCGGAACTGGTAGTACTTGCGTTCAAGGTCGGGACGGTTGGCTAGGATCTCAAGGATAGCTCTGTGTTTCGCAAGTGTGGTTGCTGACATTTAGCTCCGGTAAAGCTACGAGGGCCAGGTTACCGGCCTGGCCCCCTGGAATGGTACCCGTCGGCACAGGGACGTCGCCACGTCCTTGATGGAATACCATCACAGCTACACCTACAATGTCAATAGGTCAAGGGAAATTTTATTGGCTTGTGGTACCAGTAGACTCTATAATGTTACGCGATCCTGGGAATCTCCCCAGCCGGCCGCGGTGCTCCGGTGCCTGACGATTCGGGCAGCGTGTAGGATTGGTAGACTTCGGCTTCCACTCATGCTGGCAGATCGGGCATCGAGCGAGCCGTCCTGTGGTTTCGAGGATGAGACATCGGCTACGCATCCTAGTGATAATGGCATACTGGATGGTAATTTTCAACTTATTTTATGGCGTCTAGCAGAATTATCTTGACATTGGATGGCGTTCAGTGCCATTATTTCACTCGGAGGCATCAATATGAAGCGTTTCATCGTCATAGAGTGCGACACGGAGTTCAACCCTATCTTCACATATGAGGTATCGCGGGAGTTCACAGCGGATGACGATCCAAACAAGGGAGTAGCCTACTATCGCCATCCCGCCGACCATTCCTTGTTCATGGAGTTACTTGGGCCGAAGTTCTACGGGAAACTGGACGCCCTGCTGATCAACCGGTCGAGGATCGAGGACGCGGCGCCGATCGAGCCGGAGACCATGGTCGAGCGCGTCGAGCGCCTGCAGCCGCTGGCCGATATCGAGCATGCGGGAGTCAGCGACGATATAGTGATATTCGCCGACGCCCGCGATGAGGAGCCACTCCTGTGAAACTGTATAAGCTAACCGACGCCAACGGACGCACGTGCGGCGACACCCAGTGGGGTGAGGGCATCACGCATACCGCTACCGGGTCGCCGGACAAGGATCTATGCTCCGATGGCTGGATCCACGCCTATGAGCATCCCCTGCTGGCGGTCCTGCTGAATCCGATCGGCGCAAACTTTGCTGATCCGCAGATGTGGGAGGCGGGGGGAGAGGTCGGCAAGCGTGAGGGACAACTGAAGTGCGGATGCCGTAGCTTGAAGACGATGAAGCGCATGGATCTACCGGTCATCTCCTTGACGCAGAAGGTGGCGTTCGGGATACTGTGCGCTAAGACGGTCACCAAGGATAAGGCGTGGGAGAAGTGGGCGGATGATTGGCTGAGTAGGAAGGATAGAACGGAGGCGGCGGCGCGGGCGGCGGCGCGGGCGGCGCGGGCGGCGGCGCAGGCGGCGGAGTGGGCGGCGGCGCAGGCGGCGGCGCAGGCGGCGGAGTGGGCGGCGCGGGCGTGGGCGCGGGCGGCGTCGGAGGCGGCGTGGGCGGCGTGGGCGGCGCGGGCGGCGGAGGCGGCGGCTCCCTTGGCCTTGGACCTAATCGTAATTGCACAGAAGGCCATGGAGTACACGGTATGATAATCCACCTGCTAGCGGCGATCATCGACATTCTGGTGGGACGAGGGAGGAGACGGCGATGAGGACAGTGTGGACGGATCGTTCGCGTGTAGAGACGTATCAACGCTGTAACCGCTTGCGCTGGCTGGAATACCATGAGGGCGGTATTGGCATACAACCTGCGAAGAAGGCACTCCCCCTCGTGGTCGGGGGCTCAGTCCATGTCGGCCTCCAGCATCTCCTGCTGGGCCAGACAGAGGATCAAGCAGTGGACTTCGCGCTGGCCGACTTTTCCCTACACAAGTCCGCGCTGGCCCTCGATACGACCGAGCTGGCGGCCATGACGCCTCAGGCGGAGGGATTCGACTCGCAGGTGGCGGCGCAGGCCAGGGAGCTGGGGATGGCGGAGGATGATCCCACGTTCAGGGAGCTGGTGGCCAACCGGGCGAGTCAGGCGGCGGAGTTCGATCGGTGGCTGTACGATGAACAGAGCAGCCTGGTCGAGGGAATGGTGCGTGCGTACGCTAGGAGGCGATTGCAGCCACTGTTGGCGGAGTTCGAGGTGCTGGAGGTGGAGCGGGAGGGCCAGTGGCAACTAGCCAACTGGGCACCAGGAGATTTCCCCTGCCATCCTGTCGCTGAGCCGGCAGACTTGATGTTCATGTCCCGTCCCGACGCCCTCCTCCGATCCCGCGCCGACAACTCTCTCTACATCCTCTCGTACAAGACGGCCGCGTCGTGGGACATCCGGAAGCAGAGAGACGCCGAGCACGACATGCAAGGGTTGAGCGAGGGGGTGGAGGTGGAGCGACGGCTAGGAGAGTGGTGGCAGGCGTTGCATCAACCTAGCCAAGATGATCCGCGTCTCCAGGAGATTCCTGTAGCGACTTGGAACTATCTCCGCGCTCTCCCTGCCCCGCCCCGCATCCTTGGTATCCGCTACGAATACCTGCTGAAGTCCTACCGCGGCCTGGACAAGGATCTCTCGGCGCGGTTCGGCATCAACGTCTGGAGTCAGCGCAGCCACCTGATCCGCAAGTACGTAGCTACGTCGATCCCGCAGCGGGGACAGTCTGCGTATAACGTGGGGGACGAATGCTGGTCCTTCGACTGGATCAAGGACGACGGATCCTCCTCCAAGCTCGCCTGGCAGAACTGGAAGTCGCGTCCGGTGTGGGAGGACGGATCCGTGAAGGCGTGGATCGACGCGCTGGACGACTCCCAGATGGCCATGTCGGCGTTCGACTCCACCGTGGGCCAGGAGCCAAGGGAGATGGGATGGAAGTCGCGGGCGCAGGCATTGGGATATACGACGCAGCATCCCTTGGACGAGGTATTCCCGGCGCCGCTGACCGTGTACCGGAGCGATGACCAGTTACGGGATTGGGTGGAGCAGGTCGAGGCGCAGGAATCCCGTGTTGCGGAAGCGGTGGCGCAGGTGGATAATGCCACGGACGACGGCGAGCGGCGACACTTGCTGAACGTTCACTTCCCTATGAGCAGGAAAGCGTGTTCGTACCCCACGGAATGCGCCATGACGAAGATATGCTACGGCGGCGACGATATCCGGTTGAAGCCGCTGGAGTCGGGATTGTTCCGTATCCGCGAGCCGCATCACACGCCGGAGAAGGACGCGGTAGAGACGCGCGGTTAACGAGACCACTCGTCACCATTCTAAAGGACTTATGAAAACAGTTGATACATATACGGCTACGATCTACGTCAAGAGGAGGCCTATGAGTAGCTATGGAAAAGATGAAAACGCGCCTTGCTTGTGCCCGTCCACTGATTGCAAAATTGGGCACCACCGACCAGTGGATGACGGAATGCGCAGGCTGGCTGAAGCGCTGAGCCGTGCCCACGTCAAGTACTTCCACCTGTTCGGGGTAGAACCGCACGGCACGATCCAACAACTACTGGCAATGCTGGAGCTTTGCCCTGAAGCAAGATCATACATTCGGCTGTACGAAGAGAACCGAGACCGAATGCTTACGGAGTGACACATGGTTCACGACACACTAACTCACCAAAGGAACCTATGATCTCTCAAGTCTCCAACTCGATCTGGCGCGGCCCACGCCCCCAGCCGACGGACTTCCCCGCGATCAAGTCCAACTTCGTCACCGTGATCAGCCTGGAGGGACCAGAGGAGGACGCTGCGGAAGCCATCGAGCTATCCCCGGTGCGCGTGGTGTCGATGCCGATCTCGGACTGGCCGGACATCTACTGGTCGGGGATCACGCAGGACTACCTGAACGAGATCCTGGCCGCCGTCGTCAATTCTCCGAAGCCGGTGCTGGTCCACTGCCAGCACGGAGAGGACCGGACGGGGCTCGTGATCGCCGCGTACCGAGTGTGCGTCAACGGATGGAGCAAGGATAGCGCGATGGCGGAGGCGCTGCGGTACGGGTATCGCAGGTGGCTTAACTACGGGCTGAATAAGACGTGGGCGTCGTTCACAAAATAACACTTGACAGCTTTCTCGACCTAGTATACATTCCTCTAGGTTTACTAATCAGATTATGAAAACTCCACGATTACGACGCTGTCAAAGGAAGGGATGTCCGACGGGAACGTTCGTCGTCCGTGACCTTCGGCAGCGGTATTGTGATCGTGGATGCAAGAACGCAGCCGCGCAAGAACGGCTCAGAAAGAGAGCGAAACTAAATGGCAACGCATCGTAATAGATATGTGAAGGTAGCCCTGTTCGAGGAAGTCAAGACTCACCTCCAGGACGCCAAGGTGGTAGGCCAGGGCTCCGACTACCTGCTGCTGGAGAGGCCCCAGCCGAAGGCGCGGGAGAAGTCGGCCACGCCACGCAAGCCACGGACGAAGAAGGTAGTAGCGGCAGAGGTACGATACCCAGGCGGTACGTTACCGGCGGTGGTCAATGGTTAACACTACTGCCGCTCCCTTCGACGTCACCACCTTCGACGTCGCCGAGTTCGACCGCATCCTCGCCCAGGGACTGTCGAAGGGCCTCGGCGAGCGTGGCGACCAGGTATGCATCGAGGCGGCCATATGCCAAGTGTTGCACCTGCCGCATGGCGACGACCCTGGCTGCGTAGCTGCAGCAGTGCGATCGTTCAAAATCACGCTGAACGACGCAGCGTGGTCGAGCCCGAAGGCGCGGGCGGCTGGGCTGCACGATCTTGGACTCGCGCAACTGGGATCGGCGGGAGTGGTGTCCGACGCGGAGTTCGCCAAGCGGATTGCGGAGAATACGATCCGCGTGCTTATCCCAAAGCTGTTCCGGCAAGTGTTCCCCAAGGACGAGAAGTGTATGGCTGCGGCGTTGCGATGCGAGTTGGAAGGAAGCGAGGAGGCGGCGTCGGAGGCGGCGGCGCGGGCGTCGGAGGCGGCGTGGGCGGCGGCGCGGGCGGCGGCGTCAAACGAATACCTCATCCTCTCCGCATCCCTAGCCCTCGCCGTGCTACGAGACCTCAACTCTCCCGGCGTTAAGTTGCTCAGGAAGGTGGCATAAAGTGGCAAGGTCAGGACTTATATACGGGGATACCGAAGTCTGGAAGGCGATCCCCCACGCTGATGGGTTCGTGGCTAGCAGCTATGGTCGGATAGCCCGATTGGTGGGTCATAAATCAGCAAACGGTTATATCCACGTTGAGATGCCCAGACTTTATGGCTACAAAGGACATTCTGTTGGAGCCAAGGCACAAGTCCGTCATAAATGCCGAGTTTACGCACATCACTTGGTAGCGTTTACCTTTATCGGCCCCCCACCTGTAGGAACGGATCGTATTAATCATAAGGACAGCTTTCGTGCTAACAACCGACCAGAGAATCTAGAATGGTGTAACCAGAGCTACAACCTTAAGCATGGCTGGGCCATGAGAAAGGCCAAGGCGTCGTAAGTTATGGCAAGATCAGGACTTATATATGGTGACACGGGGACCTTCAAAACTACCGCCATCGCCCACCTCGCGCGCTACGTTGCCGAGCGCACCGGCAAGGCTACGCTCTTGTTCAGCGCCGACGGTGGTGGCTGGGGGCCGTGCCAGGAGGAGATCGAAGCCGGGATGATCCGGCCGTATCGCTGCGACACGGCGGTCATCCCTCTCCCTATCCTGCGCAAGGTGTCACAGGGGTATTGGCCGGCGAACCCAGAGCAAACGGATATCTCACAGGTAGACTTCATCCCGGTCAACTGGAACGAGGTGGGTGGGATCGCGGTCGAGGGAGTGACGTCCATCGGCACTATGCTGATGCGGCACCTCGCGGACAAGAATCTGAAGACGGGAGAGGAGGCTACGTCCCCGTTCCGCATGCCGATCCGCGTGGACGGCCAGGTGCGCGAGGAGACCTTCGCGGGGAACTCGCGCGGCCACTACGGCTTCGCGCAGAACCAGCTCTACGGCTTGATCATGAACTTCGGCTCGCTCCCAGTGGAATACTTCCTGCTGACCGGTCACGACAAGAAGGCGGAGGATGGTGACCGGCAAACGGTAGGCGGCGTGGCGGCGCCGGGGAAGGCGATCAGCGCCCTGATCCCAACGTGGATCGGCGATTGTATCCACGCGCAGGACTATCAAGTGGAGCGCACGACCAACGCGCCTAAGCTGGGTGGCAAGCAGGGCGAGACGGAGGTAGTGTCGACGATGGACACCGTATGCCGCTACTACTTCAAAAAGCACCGCGATCCGGGGACGGGGCTCGTCTACCCTGCGAAGCCACGAGTGACGCATGGCGCGGTGGGGAAGCTGGCCGAACTCTACCCGGACGGGTTCTTTGTGCCGACGCCGGATCACGGCTTCGACGACTACCTGCGGGCGCTCGACAAGCTGGCGGCGGACTCGGCGGGATCGGGATCGTTGAAGGGATGGCGGGAACGGGCGGACCAGAAGCTCGGCCGTGCACCGAAAGAGTTAACAGCAACGAAATAATCACACAATGGAGATGACACTATGAGCGCATTTGGAGAAGTCACGTATGAAAGCGGGCCTGCGGACCAAGCTGCGGCACCGAGCAGCGAGCCGCAGCAACTCGTGGACCCCAACGACCCTCGCCTCACCTCGGAAGTCCTGACCATCAACCCCGACGCGGACGCGTATGCGGTCCTGCCTCCGCTTCCCGATGGCAAGTGGCGCGCCAAGGCCAAGCAGGTGGATATCAAGGACGACAAGGGACAACAGCAGCGGTATGCCGTCTTATCCCGCGCCAAGATGGCCAACGGTGCGCCCTTTCTCGCCACCAACATCGAATACTCGATCATCGACCATTCCGGCGAGTTCGACAACGTGAAGCTAACCGAGTACTGGGTGAAGACTCTCGTGGACGCGCGCAAGGGGACGTCGCAGGCGGCCACGATGATCGGTAAACTAGGCGGGAAGGTGCCACCGACGGGATCACAGAAGGTATACATGGACGCTCTCCTAGCTACCCTCGCCGCGGAGCCAGAACTCGTGTTGGAGACCGCATGGTCCGCCGAATGCCAGCACTGCCAGGAGGTAGCGAAGAAGCGCGGGGATAAGTCGCCCCGGCCGTTCCTGCAGGGGATGCATCGGTTCCCCGCAACCAAGACGCCGGGCGTCCACGATCCCATTGTGCAGTGTCCGACGTGCAAGCAGCAGGTGCGGGCGCAGGCCAGGTTGGTCGCGCCGTTCTCGCTGAAGGAAGCACAGGCTACGCGAGGGACGGGGACGACGGCGAAGAAGTAATCAGGTTCGACGCTGACCACGTCGATAAGACGGAGACCGCACCGAGCCGGGAAACCTTAGTAACGTCTCCGCCTTTATCTAATGTATGGGAGGGTAACATGGCCGCAGCAACTGCACCGCCGCGAGTGTCAGGTACGTATCGTAAGCTCCCCGCGCTCACCTGGACTACCCAGCCGAACCTGTCGCAGGCAGGCAAGGAGGGCCGCTGCGCTCGTGTCACCGGCCATACGCTGGTGGTGCTGGGCGACGTCATAAAGTGTCAATCGTGTGGCAGCGTCTGGCGGGATCAGGGATTCTAGGCGTGAAGCACAACCGCGAGCACGAAAACCTCCACGAGCAGATGAAGTACTACGCTCGGCTTCTGGCTGGCCTGTGCGTCAAGTGTGGCAGGAACCCTATCACGAAGTTCCGCCGCTGTATGGATTGTCGTATACGCTACAGCAAGAATATCAAGTTGCAGAGGCGGTTCTCGAGATGACCGACGATCAAGAAGTGGCGATGGACGTGGAAGAGGCGACACCGGTGGGGCCTACTGTCCCATGCGAATTCCTCACAGGCGTGGCCGGTAGTGGCAAGTCGTACTTGTGTCGCGAACACGCCGCCGCTGATCCCTCGTGGGGCCTCATCTGCTCAACTACCGGAATCAGCGCGATCAACCTTGGCACAACCACTATTAATAGCTGTCTTCGCTACTTCGATACTGCGAGTCTACGCGACGCCTACCTTAACGGATCCCTAGTCCGACGGTTAAAAGATATCCGCGAGGACTACTGCCGCTTGGTAATCGACGAGGTGTCGATGATGGACGGCGACCAACTGGGCATCCTCGTCCGCGCGGCGCTGGAGTGCAATTCGTTCCTGTCGCCGAAGCACATGCCGCCACTTGGCATCATGTTAACTGGCGATTACTGTCAGTTGCCGCCGGTCAAGGCGAAGTGGGCCTTCGAGTCGGACGAGTGGCACCGCTTCGACGCCAACACTACCCGACTGACCAAGGTATGGCGCCAGGACGCGGGACCGTTCCTGACGGCGCTGAATTTCGCACGCGGTGGCGAGGGGGCTGCCTCGGCGGACGTGTTGACGGCGGAGGGGCTGGAATGGCACTCCGCCCTCGACATCACGTATGACGGTACGACGATCGTCTCCAAGAATGATCAGGTGGACCGGTATAACGGGATGGCACTGGATCGCCTCCCCGGCCCGACGTTCACGCTCACCAATCGCCGATGGGGCAAGCAGCGCGGCGAGTGGAAGCAGGTGCCGGACCGTATAACGTTGAAGGAGGGCGCGTATGTCATGCTACTCAGTAACAGCTACGATGAAGAAGGTCGGATGGTATACGCAAATGGTGATTGCGGGCATATTGTTGGGGGCGGTGCTGGGCGTTCTGGCCTTTGCGTTCGACTGGTTCGAACCGATTGCGACGTCGATGTCGGAAGAGTAGTCCGCGACGTCGGTCGCAAGGACAAGCCGGATGGCTGGGGAGGGTCGCACGCCAACGGACACGGGGAGTGGCTGCCGTATCCGCATTGGATGCCGGATAAGAAGCGCTTCGTCGAGGGGCAGTGTGAGATGTGGCCGGTGCGGCTGGCGTATGCGTCTACGGTGCACAAGTCGCAAGGGATCTCGCTGGACCGTTGCCAGATTGACATCCGGGATCACTTCTTCTCGGCTCCGGCGATGCTCTACGTAGCAATGTCGCGGTGCCGGACGCTAGAGGGACTACGGATAGTAGGACAGCGAGAAAGGTTCGTGACGCAGTGCAAGGTGGATGAGCGAGTGAGGCCGTGGTTATGAGAGTAGAGGTATATGAGTACGATGGCCCTATTAGCCTTGCTTGTGGGGGAGGAACCAACTCTGGTGGCCTTATAGTTGAGTTTGCTCGTCGTGGGCAGCGTGTGGACCTAATAACCTTTAGTGACACTAAGGGAGAGAAACCAGAGACCTATAAGTTCGTAGAGGTACTGTCGGACTGGTGTGTAGCACATGGTCTACCTGCAATCACTACAGTACGAGCGGAGAGTCCAAGACCAGAGAGAGGATTTGAGGGCTTAGAGGGAATGTGTCTACGCCTTGAGAATCTTCCCAGCAAGGCATTTGGCTATAAGTCTTGTTCACAGCGCTATAAGATAGAACCGCAGCAGAAGTTCCTCAATCATTGGGAGCCTGCTCGAACCGCGTGGGCGCAAGGTAAGAAGGTGCTTCAAGTGATTGGCTACGACGCGGGAGAGCCGCAACGGGCTAAGGTTTATGCCAACGAGAAATACGACTTCTGGTATCCGCTGATTGAGTGGGGATGGGGCCGCGAGGAATGTGTAGAGGCGATCCAGTCTGCTGGATTACCACAGCCCGGCAAGTCTGCGTGTTTCTTCTGTCCGTCTATGCGGAAGCCTGAAGTGATCAAACTATCTGAGGAGCATCCTGACTTGTTTGCGCGTGCGGTCGCAATGGAACGGAGAGCTTTGGCTGGAGGAAAATGTGAGGTAATTAAGGGCCTTGGGCGGCACTGGAGTTGGGAAGAACTGGTCAAAGCAGACGCAGCAAAGCGTTGTGAGATGCGCGAGAATACGATGGACACTGACTGCGCTTGCTTTGACGGAGAAGAGGACTGATGCGCCAAAAGCCCTCTAGTTGCGACCTTGGTTGTAGGGAGGAGAGTACGATGACGACACTAAACGCGGCAGAGAAGATGTTGAAGGGTAAGCGCAACCTTATTAAACGACTAAAGCAAGATATCCGACGTGTGGAACTAGATACCGCACGGGAGATTGATAGCATCCATAGTCGTATTAAGCTCGCGCAGACGTTGGTAGACGCGCTAGAAAAGGGAACGCTCAAACTGTGAGACAAAAGCCACAGAGTTGTGTAGGGTGTCCATGTCATTCGATGGGCACCGACTTCTCTGTTGTCGAGGGAACTGGCTCGCTTGGGGTGGCCATAGTTGCCGAGGCCTCCGGTGAACTAGAAGCACGTGACCAGCTCCCTCTGCGTCCATACGCCCCGGCTGGCTCACTCCTAGAGCGTACGTTCAGACGTATGGGTTATAACCGTCAACAGTTCGCGTTGACGAATACACTTCGCTGTCGTCCCGCCCGCAACTGGCTCAGTGGTGCGCCGTGGGAGTTCTCAGCTTTGACACACTGCCGTCCCAACCTTGACGCCGCGATACGCGAGCGCCGACCGCGCGCGATCCTGGCGCTGGGTGATACGGCTACGCGGGAACTGACAGGGGAGGCGGGAGAGGCCAGAGGCGTATCTCACCTCTGCGGATACGTGCTACGTGGGCCGCGAACTGGCGTTCCGGTTGAGGCTGGCCAGCCTCCGTCTCCGTTCGATTCGGAGGGCGTGCCCGTCATTCCCGCGTTCCACCCGTCCTTCATCCGCCGTGGCGCGGCGCATCTACAAGGGATATTCGCCCGCAACCTCCAGCGCGCGGTCAACGTTGCCGCAGGCCGGGACCGTTCGTGGCAGTGGGGCATCGACCCTGAGAGGAGTGAGACGTATGGACAGCTCAGATATTCGCTACATCCTGGCCTTGATGAAGCAAGATCGTTCGCATGCCGAATTAGTGGCAATGGCGCGCTCGTTGTCAGCTACGATATCGAGACTTTCGAGTCTGCATCACTCGATGAAGACGCTAGGGACGGATTTACAGATACCCAAATCCGTCTCATCCAGTTCTCTGTTGACGAAGGCGGAGGAATCGCTTTCCCGTGGGATGGAGAATATCGTGAGTTGGCTGGAACTATCTTACGATCCCCCAACGTCAAATGTGGCCACAACCTCTGGCTCTTCGACAACAAAGTCCTCGAAGCGGCGGGGGCGCGGGAAGGGCTAGACCTCCGCCCTCGCGGGACGATCCACGACACTCTGCAGATGTTCCACCACTGGCAGCCGGACCTCCCGGCGCACCTCCAGTTCTGCGCGCAGTTCGTCCAGTTCCCGTTCCCGTGGAAGCACCTGGCGGCGACGAACCTGGAGTTCTACGGCAGCGTGGACGTGGACGCTACGCTACGACTGTATACGTTCCTCGACCAGCAACTCCGCCGCGACGGGATCTACGACTCTCCGTATGACGCCCATGGCGATTGCGTCGGCGGGTACGTCGGGCAGGTTCAGCAGGTCCGGTCGATCCTCGCCGCTATGGAGCGCCGCGGCCTCCCCGTGGACGACGCCGAGCGGCTGAAGCTGGATGGGGAGTTCGACTTGGCGCAACAGGAACTCGGCAGTGATCTCGATAGGAGGTTCCCTGATGAAGCACGTTCGATTCATCCGAAGCTGGGCTATAAGAAAGTGCCAAAGTGTATGGATGGACTTGTACAACATACTTTTAGCGATACTGGTAGCGACGAACAGGGAAATCCCACCACGATTCAGGTGGAGCGCTGGTGCCGACTCGAACCGTTCCTCCCGAACTCGGGGAAGCAACTCATCCGGTACATGAAGGCCAAGGGTCACAAGGTGCCTAAGTCCCGCGAGCAGGACGACGAGGGCAACGACAAGGATACGACGAACAAGAAGGAACTCGTGAGGCTGGCTCATCGCAGCGGCGACGACTTCTACCTCCGCGTGATCGAGTACCGCGAGCTAGGGAAGATGCGAGGGACGTATATCAACGGGTTCGTGCCGCACGCCGACGGCTGCGTCCACACGACGTTCACCTTCGACACTGGGATTGGTCAGCTAAGTTCTAGACTGCCAAACATCCAGAATTTTCCAAAGCACGGTAGGTTAGCTAAAGCTGTCCGTCGCATGATCGCAGCGAAGGAGGGGTATGTACTCACGGAGTGGGATTATAAGTCTTGTCATGTCCTCACCCTCGGATTCCTGGCGGAGGATGCAAATTACATACGGTGTGCCCGTATTGACATGCATTCCATCGTCACCGGACACAAGCTGGGCCTCTGGCACGCGCTGGAGCTATTACGAGATCACGACGACGGATATATTCGTGACAAGTGCCAATGGCTAAAATCCAATCCCGAGTGGCGCCATATCCGCGACGCCCGCATGAAGCACGCCATCCTCGGAATCGGCAACGGGCTCAAGGCGAAGGGGCTGTACGAGAAGCACATGGAGGATTTCAGCGGGATCAAGGAAGCCCAGTCGTTCCTCGACGTCATCTACGCTCTCTTCCCGCGTGTCTTCGCATGGCACGACAAGGTACAGAAGTTAGCACACGAGCAACAGTATCAGCGAACGCAGTACGGCCACATGCGGAGGTTCTATGAAGTCTTCCGGTGGGATTATAAAAAGGCTGCTTACGGCCATGGGGATCAGGCGGAGGAGGCCATCTCCTATCACCTCTCTAACATTGCATTTGGCTACATACGAGAGCACATCAAACTACTGGCAAGGGCTGGCCTCGACGCCAAATACGGACTCTGTAACAACGTACATGATTCTCTCGTCTTCCACTTCCCAGCAGCCTTACTTGGTGAGCACGTCCGTGAGGTATATCCCCTCCTCGTGCGGCCTTCGGAGGTTCTACGGCACCCCACGATAGCGCCGGACGGACTGTGGATCGACGCCGAGTGCAACTACGGACCGAACTGGGCGGAGATGGAAGAGTATCCGCTTCACCCTGTCACTAGTGCCAAGTCGGACTCCAGCGCCGTCAGCATGGCTGGCATCTCCGCTCCGAGCTGCGCCGCGCGGGACCGGTAGAGCAGCGCATGCGCCTCGTCCACGTAGGCGTTCCAGAAGGCCGTCGTCATCCACTGGAGCGCTCCCCATGTGATACACAGGAATCCGGTAGCGTTATACCCGATGACCACGACCGCGTGCCCTCCCCAGCTCCCCGGCTGCGAATTAGGATCGGAGTTCGGATCGCCCACGACGTCCCACGGCGTATTCGGCCCGGTCTGATTCTGCGCGGTGATCGGCAACTGCAGCCCGATGCCGACCGTCTGGAACAGGTAGATCGCCTGCTGCACGTGGACGATGTTGGCGGGATCCGGGTCCGCATACGCCATCAATTGATACGGATGCTTATGCCCCTTCTCGTCGAACCGTCTCTTCTTGGCCCACGGCGCATGCTGGCGGACGTAGTTGAGGACGTCCACGATGACGCAGCCCTGGTCCGTGTTGGCGTCCTTCGGCTGGTACCCGCAGGCGATCTCGTACAGTGAGAGGATGAGCGGGTCGGGCGCGGTGATCTCTCCCTCTTCGGAGTTCAGCGTGGCCACTTGCGCGCCGTGGCCGTTCATCGCACACACGCAGCAGCCGAGGACGTCATTGTTCATCATGCCCCAAGCAGTGACGCCCTTGCTGAAGTCGCACGCCGGTGGCGGCAGTGGGAGCGCTCCGGCGTACCGGGCGAACCGTAGCGTCCTGTCGTCTATCCGTGGTGGCAGCTTTCCCAGCTTAACCTTCGTTACGTCGAGCATCGGATACCCTCCTGTAGTTTCGTAGCGTATTCTCGTGGGTAGGGGACCAGCGGCACTGGCGATCCCAGAAAGCCACATAGTTCTGGCCATCCCGCGCCGGCGCTCATGTCGAGCACGAGCAAGTCCTCCGGTCGGCCGCGGAAGTAGTCCCGCACCTCGGCGTTGTGCCTCCGGTACCGTTCGAGCATCGTCGTAGCGTCGAAGTCGGTGCGTCCGTAGAGCGTCTGATGCAGCCGGTTCGAGATCGGCCACACGTCCCACTCCCAGCGGGTAGCGTTGTACCGTGCGTCCCACAACCGCTCGACGCTACGCAACCATTCCGCCTCGGCGCGTACCGTGAGCACGAACTTCGATCCAGGGTAGGCGCGATCGAGTTGGCGATACAGCAGTGGAATCGGTAGATCGCATGCGGCGTAGAACCGCTCCAGCGTCTTTGACCGCCCGGCGCAATTCACTTCCTCCCAGATCACCGGTGCCTCGCCGCTACCCCAGTGCAGGCTATCGAAGCCGAGGAGCTGGAACGCCCGATGCAGCGACGTCGTGGCCGTCTTGTGGAGGCCAATGCCGAAGACGCGCGTAGGGATAGGAGCCAGCGTGATCGGCGTCGGATCGCCATTCCGGTATACCGTGCCGACGCCGAACCGTCCCCAGTTGACGACCGTATCATAGCGTTGGACCGCGAGTCGCCAACTCTCGTCTACCTCGTGCTGCCGCGCGTGCGGATACTCCCTGAACCGAACTTCGGCGTTGTGTGGGATCGCACTCAGGTAGCGGGTGTCGATGAACCGGGACGTATAGCCCATCCGGCCCATGCGCTCGTTGAAGTCCGCGTCCTCGCCGCCCCAAGTGTCGAAGGCTTCGTTATACCCCCCAGCCTTGATGAAGTCCTGCGCCCGCACCGCCAGCCTCCCGGCGAATCCACGCTGGGGGCGATTCGGCCTCTTCCGTATAGTCTCGAAGTCGGGGCGGAGGAACACTCCCGGCTCCTGCATCCTATCCGCCACGAAGCGGTCGAAGCACGGCCCGGTGAAGTTGTCGGCGTCGAGCGTGACGAGGACGCCCGCTCCCTCGCGGATCGCCGCCCTGGCAGCAAGGTTCTTGGCGTGGGTCATGTGGAACGGACCATCCGCTACGAACGTATACACGACCAGCTTGCCGCTACGGATATCCGCGTGGTGGTTGGTGACGACGTAGTCCAGCAATCCGTCCGGGGAGTTGTAGTTCATCAGCACGAATCGAGCATCCGAGTTGTCTCGGATGTTGGCTGGGAGCGTCTGCGCGACGTGCATGGTGCGGCCCTTGCACGTCGTACAGAAGGCTATCGTGCTTGCGGACATCTCTCACCCTAAATACAGTATTCGTTTCCGAAGTAACTGACCGCTCCATTGAAGTTGGACTTGAATTGGCCAGTGCTCTCCATCGCCTTATCCGCCAGTTTCTTCTCGGCTTCGAGCGTAACGGCCGAGGATATAGAAGGAATCAGCGTGATCAGCGACGTGATGAACGCCGTCACCGCTGCTACGCCAGCCGCGAACTTGGCCTGCGACGCGGGATCGGTGATATGCAACTCGGACATGATTGGCACGAGTTGGCTGGTTAGCGCGGTCAGGCCCGCCTGGATCTCGTTCAGGATGCCGGGCTGTGCGGTCGCTGCTGCCGTCTTGTAGGAGTCGATCAGCGCCTTGATCGTGACAAGGGATGTCTGGGCCTGCTGCGCCCAGGAGTTGAATTGCGCGACCACGCTGGCCGATACGCCAACGCCGAACGCGGCGAGGATAGCCACCAGAGCCTGCAGCGCTGGCCCGAGCAGAGTGATGATCTGTGACGCAGTATTTTCCCAGTCGCCGCAGCCAGCCATCAGCCAGCAGAGGTCCATGACCGCGAAGATGCTGATCAGCTTCCAGAATACGTTGCGATTGAACTTCACTTGACACCTCCGATGCTGTGCGAGGCTGGAGTTGGATTCTGACCAGCCCAGCGTTTCTTGCGCCATCCCGTACTCGGTTGCGATTGCGGCACGGCATGGGTGGGCATGGGTGCATGCGCGCCGACGGGTACTGGCACTGGAACCGGCACCGGTCCCTTGTCGTACCCCGCTACCGCGACCCACTGCCCACTGTGAGACGTAGCCGTGACTACGACGACCGGCCCAGTATACCCTAGCGCGTAGAGATCGCTCAGCTTGGCCGCGAACTCATCCGCGCTCTTGACGTCGTTGGTGGTGAATCCCGACCATTTGGTCGGTGGTCCTAATACGGTGGTCATTGTGATTCCTCCTTGAGTGTTGCGATCGTATTGAGTTCGTGGTCCCCTAAATTCCAAATCTGCTCGCGTGGTGCTCTCGGTAAAACTATACACCCATCACTCGCGTATCCCGGTGGCGGTTGCTCCCGCTCCCCGTGGATGCGGAACGTATGCGACCCTCGACCCAGCGATAACACGTATAACGTAGTAGCTGGGTCTGGCTCCAATACGAGCACGAACGGCCCCAGCCTAGGATTGTCCCACTCGATCTCGCTGATCCTCCACGATCCAGGCGGGATCGGCCCAATCCCTACCTCGCCCACAGCCGCGATATCGTTGACGTGTGGCGGCTGGCCGGAGTAGCCGGTAGCCAGCAGCTTACCGGCACCTGAGTACATTTTCCCAGTCGTGATTTCGTAGCTGAGGCTCATGGCGTGATCGTAGGCACCCCGCAAGGGAAGTCGAGCGCCGGCAATCCTCCAGCCACGACCGTATTAAACGCCGATACCTGTTGCCGCGTGTAGACGCCGCCGCTCAGCGCCCACGACTCCCACTGCACCAGCCCATACCCCTTGACGTAGTAATTGACCTCCATCACCGTATACCCTGGATTCCACTTATACGTCTGTACGATCGCGGATTGGACTCCGAGCGTACCGCCGAAGTTGATCGAGTACGGCCCCTGGACCTCGACTTCGACTGGGCCTCCGAGGCTCGACGTCGTGTATACCCCGCACGCGGTGTAGATACGATACGTGGAATCCGCCGTGACGATCGGAGCGTTCCGGCCGCCCTCGGTGAAGTATCGTGGCAGCCACGCGATCCCGCCATTCGCTCCTGGCCAGGACGCCGACGCGAACATCTTGAACGTAGTCGGAGTGAGGTATACGTTTTCTGTGATCGACTGGTATACGTAGTTGGAGTCGAAGGAGTTGCCGTCCCAAGGGAAGCCGCCGGAGCCCTTGACCTGCCATATGCGACTCCCTGCGAGCAGGACGTAGATCGGCTGCCCTCCAGCGCCAGCGACGGCCAGGTGCGAACTGACCGACCACGCCTCGTTCGGTAGCAGATATTCGAGAATGTCAACCGTGGATCCCACTCCGCCTCCTCCTCCACCGCCTCCGCCGCCGGTCCGGGGGGACATGAACCGGAATCTCTGTGCCTGTCGTAGCGCGTTCTCCAGGAACTTCACCCTAGTCGTCACCGAGTTCCTTCAGTTTCTCCTTCAGCCACGCAATCCGAGCTAGTATCCTCTGCTCCCAGTGCGATCCTTCCACACATTTGTCGAGCAGTATCCGCAGGTTATACATCTCTCGCTCAATCTGTACTCGCGTCTGCCGGTCCACCATCTCACTTTTTAGGCTCCTCTGGCACTCCTCTTACCGTGATCGATTGAGAATCCCGTTCGTCCTGCCGGCCCTGGGCGTTGGTAGCGTTCAGGAGTTGTGTAAGCCTGCCGTCCACCTTGACATCCAGTTCAATTATCTTGGATTCCATCTCGCTTGCGATGTTGCTGGCCCGCTTGCTGTAAATGGCTGCAAATATGCTCCCAACTGCGGGAACGATCACCGCAGCCGCACCAATCAGCGCAATCTCCACCGCGTCGGTCATTTAAGTTAGGGCCTCAAGTTGTAGTGCGGCCCGCTCCCGGCTAGCGGCAGCAGCAGGTAGATCAGCGCAATGACGCAGATCACGACAAGCACGACGGTTGCGATCTGCTTTACGGGAGGTGGCAGCGGGAGTAGGGATACGATCCACCACACCAGCGCCATCACGATCAGCAGAATCAGAACGTAAATCAGTAGTTGGATCACGGTTTAACCTCCGGTGCTTTCGTTTGCAGTTCTACAATAGCGTCCGCCTGAATCTGCGGTTTCTCGATAGTCGATACGGCCACTTGCGCGGAAGTGGAATGATCGTCCGCTCCCTTCGCCGCCCAGCCCATGAGTGCACTGCCGACAATCCCTACTAGGACAAAGTAAAATTGTGCCGACGTAAACCATGCTGGTACTTTCATAGAAGGAAAAGCCTGCAATGCTGCCCACGTAGCAACCGGAACACCTCCCATTGCCGCCATACATCCTGCAACGGTGACCAGCCAGCCTTTCCTGATATTCATAAGTCTCCGAACAGTGCTGTCAGGTCTATTCTACTGCCTAGTGTCCAGCCGCCGTAAACTTTCCTGATTCTGTGACGTTTTTGGCGAAGGAGATGGGTGATGGCGCTACAGGAGCTACTAACGGGTTTCCGATATGGACAATGAAGCCGTGGCAGGCTGGCTTCCCAGCGCTATCCAGCCCCAAACTCTGCAACATGCTGCTGGCGAGCATCCCCCAGTTGCCATCCTGAGAAACGCTCATAATGGAATCCTGACAGGCGAAGTAACTCTCAACTACAGATGCTCCAGCCACTCCAATGTTGACTAGGGTAGCGCCACCATCCGTCACGCTAGCGCCCGGTGTTTGTGTCCAAGTAGGAGCAGACCCACCCCCTGTCCCGGCAACTGTCGCTTCGTAGGAGTAATGGCCGGCATTCCCCGAAGTCGGAGTAATAATTGTTACCGTGGGATTCAGTGTGTACGTCTTTCCCGCAGTCCAATTCGGTCCGGTCTGTACTAAACCCATAGCTATGCTGGCGTCAGTCGATCCCACGTTGTAAGTGTGCCCGAAGATCGTATAGGGCTGATTCAGTGCAAGGGGATATTGCGCAAAAATTGCATTGCCAAGATTCACCGGGTTGTAGACTGTGCCAACTGCCGGAAGCATGTCATAGGTAGTCGCAATCCAAGGATAGTCGTCTGCGTGATCCGGTTGCGGCCAAAACCCGTGCTGGTTGTCGTTGACGGTAGTTGCAGTTTGCCATGTTGTTGCCAAAAGCACGTTGCTCAACGGTCGGATGGTCGATACCAAGTCAGTCGGAGGCCATGTGTCGAGCATCTTGCTAGTGCCTACTGAATTGTGCCCGCCACAATGCTGCCCTCCATTCCCGGTCTGCCCATTCCCTCCAATGCACCACTGAGTTGTCGATGTGCCCACGGTCCAGACAATCGCTCCTCCGAATTTTCCCGAACACGTTCCACGCGCATAATTGCCTCCGGTAACGCTCATGACGGTGCAGGTTCCATCTCCACAAAACTGTGAATCATGGATTCCGGTCGTGGTAGCAAATCCCGTTTGTGCTGTAGAAGTTACGTCGGCGTGGGTAAAATTGGCCGAGAACTGCGTCGAGGAAAGCCCTGCGGCGAGTATCGTAAGGCTCTGACCGTTTAAATAAGAAATGAACGGCAGACTAATTGTGGGAGTTAGTCCTGCCGTGAAGGAATTGTTTGCGACGAATGTAACCACGTTCCCTGTGATCGAGAAGCTGGTGATCGCGGCCTGTGCTTGAGGCCCTATCCAACAGCTACAATCAGTTCCATTTGTGCAAGCGGTAGCCGTTGCCAAGGTTCCTGTCGGTGGGGTGGCCGGGCTGCAACTGCCGGGAGCGCACGCCCCGAAGTCCCAGTAGTCGCCGGTGGTCATGTGGACCACGGCGCACCCCGGTAATGTGGTATCGTATGCTACATTCCACTCAGCCGTTCCCTGCCCCCCTGAATTACCTAGTGACCAGCCAAATCGAGTGTCGTTGTACTTACTCCCGAGTATTCCGGCATATATGAATGTGGAAGGAGCCGGAATTCCGGGGCAAGACGTGCCGCTTGCCACATCTACCATAAGCGTGGGAGTGTAACTGGTATCGCTGTTTATAACGTTAGAGTTTAGCCTCGTTGGTCCATTTAAGTTATAAAAAATATTGGATGTGACCTTGGAGGCAACAATTGGACCGGACACATGCACGCCGCTAGTGTGAAGGTTGACGCCAGCGTTTATAACCCTCGCGCAGTTCCCGGATAGGTCAACGTGCAGCATGTCCATCCCGCCGTTGATGTCTCCGATGAACCAATATGCTGTACCATCTGGCCCAATCAGCAACGCCATGTAGTCGTTGGCCCCGCCTGACCAAGTGTTGTTTCCGAGAGACAGTCCACCCATCGTTACAGAGTCCGTGGCTTGCGTGTAGCAGTCCAGTGGTGGAGGATTGTAAGTCGTATCATAGGCCGTCTTATTCTGTCCGACCGTACCCGTGAACAGTGGGGTGATCGGCCCTGGATTCGCCGTGCTGGTCGTAGATTGATAAAGCGGAGCTGTGCCAGTCTGAGCCTGCAACATGGCGATGTTGACGAGAAACAAAAAGATTAGATTTAGTTTTCTCATCAGTACAAATCCACAGTCAGGCTGTAGGCCGTGTAAACGTCGGCGGTCCCGGCAGCAGTCTGGGTAACGTTGATGGTGTTGTTATTGGTCAGCGTGTACGTATCGAACGCCTGAATGGGAGCAAGAGTTGTGTTGGTGTTCGTGGTTGCGATTGCTGTCTGATGAGTGTTGTCAACAGCCACAAAATCTAACGTGGAGCAGTTCACAGAAACAATCGTCACCCCAGACATGATGGTTACTGCTGTAGTCCCTCCGATAGCCCAGTTAAACGTTGTCGAGGTGGCAGGGCCGCCGTAGCAAGTGTTTAGCGCGAATAAAAAGATCGCAATCAGAAGGCGTTTCATTTGAAACATCCCGTCGAGGAATTAAAGGTTCCGGTGCTCGTTGTCCACTGCGGAGTTTGAGCCGATGAAGATGTGGTCAAAAGAGAAGCTGCTGCACCTCCCGTACCTGAGAAGTCGGGGGTTGTACCTGGGTAAACAAAAGCATTTCCAGATAAAGGGTTGGCCGAAACCCCGGAGCCTGATACGTCGATGTGACCCACGCAGAAATCCTGCGTCCCGGTGGGAGTGACTGCCGCGCCAGTAGAAGTTGTGCCGCTCGTAGTGCCGGCATTGACGTGCGCCCCTCCGTCGGCCGCCCAGCTAGCTCCGCTGCCTTTTTGGACTTCCCAATAGAAGCCTTCCGAAGTGGTGACCGCGCCTGAGTAGCTTATGGTCACCGTCGTCGCACCCGAAGTGCAACTTAGGCAGTACCAAATGTCTGTGCCGCTCGTGCTGCTGGTGTCGGTAGAGGCCGCGCTGGTAAGTTGCGTGAAAGAGTGACCGGCTGCGCAAGTCGTTCCATCCGTGCAGACCTTACTCACAGTGCGTACCGTCGAGCCGTCGTAAAACCCAGTACTGATCACCAATAAATTGGCCTTCGTAGCAGGAACCGTGATCGCCAGTGTGGAGCCTGACGTGGCCTGGTTGCTAGTGAAATGCTTAATTCCGATTCCGGTAGAAGTGAGGAAAGTAAGCAAATCTACATTGAAATTAGACGCGGTGCTATTGGTGAAAGTCGTGGTTTGGTTTATGGAAAAAGTTGTCTGTGTACCCAGTGTGGTGGAGTAGCCGTGTGCCCATACATTGTTCTGATCTACAACCGATTCCGGGGTGCCACCACCGTTAAGTGTTTCTCCACCGAAAAATCCTCCATCCCAAAACCATCCTGTGGGGGTGCCAATGGAAACAGACGTATTGAATCCCTGTTGTCCAGCAGTCACCGCAAGATATGACGTTGCTGGGGGAGTCCATGTGTTAATCTGCCCCGACGTAGGATTAAGGACATTGCACGCGGTAATGCCTCCGCTGCACTGCACCGTTCCTCCACTCAAGGGCACTTGCTGCCAGTTTATGTATGGATCAGCAATAGCTCCAGTGAAAGAGTAGAGCTGATATGTGCTATCCCCTGTCCCAGTAGTGTTCATGGTCAAGAGGCCAGAAGAGTCAGCTGAGGCGTTTGGTACGTAGTATGCAGTGCTGTTAGTGTTGTTGTCAGTTCCTGCCAACGACCACGTATTACCAGAATCAGTAATAGAGGTAGTATCTATCGTGTTGCCAGATTCCATGGCGACCAGAAGGTTCCCGCTAGTTGGGAACTGCAGAGAGACGTTGCCGCTCACACCGGACTGTGTACTCCACGAGAGTAGACGATCCTGATAGAATCCACTAGGCGCTACACCAGCGGTCGCGGCCTTAAAGGCCAGTACGTACTCGATGTAAGTCGAGGCGGGCGACATGGTCATCGAAGGCGTTACGCTTCCCGCCGAAGTAGCCACTCCGTACTCGGTGGCACAACCTCCCTGAATGTCCGTGGTGCCTAGTGTATATCCAGAACCTGCGGTGAAAGACGTGGCGACCGGAGTGCCGGTTCGGCAGACCGCCACGTATATGTAATCGTTAGCGAAGCCTGTCGTGACATTGGCGCAATTAACAGTCGTTGAACTGGTTCCAACGCATGAGTTGGACGTATCCAGAGGACTAGATGTTGCTACGTTATAGGCCATAGAGACCTTGGCCGCAACGTGGGTATTTGCTGCCGCAAATGACACATCAACGTTGTGTGCACCCGCAATCAGGTTTGGTGCGTAGCAGATGTCTACTACTAGACTCGAACTCGCGCTTGATGGCGCCACGCAGCTATACGTATCGCTTTTGTCGTCCGTGACTCCAATGGTAGGAGTAGGACTGCTGGAATAAATGAAGGGTACAATCCCTATATTCCCACCAAGCGCGTTTTCTACATAAGGTAGACAGTAGTCATAGCTGGGACAGGCATTCATGTTGGTGAATTGAGTGGCCAACGCTATCGATCCCAGGCTGTTCTTGCTGGTCTCACTGACAAAGCCGGGCGTGGCCGTGGTAGTTACCGGAGCACTGGAAACAATCACCTGGAGCCCGTGCTGAGGGACTCCGGCTGCTGCTAATAACAGTGCGACTAGTACAAGTAACGTAATCGTGAGGAGTTTTTTCATGTCTAGTTTTCTGCCCAAGTTCCCACCTGGACGTAAACTTCCCAGTGAGTGGAGTCAATAGCCACGAAGCATGCCGAGTCTCCCGCCGCTCCACCCGAGGAGACGCCATGCGTCCCGCCTCCACCGATGGTGTTAATCGTTCCGTTCAGGATCACGTAGGAACCTGATGCGGGATAGACTTTCAGAACGCCTGTGTCTGCCGCACCGGTGCCCGAGACGATGGAATTCTTGACGCAATATTGCAGCCCTGCAGCGGTCGCGGGGAGTGTATAGGTGACACTGGTGCCAGCGGTGGCTTCCTGATTGAAGGTGTAGCCGCTGGCGTAAGTCGCCGCTCCGAGCGTGGCCGTCGTGCCGGTGGTGATCGTGATTGGAGCCTTGCCATCCAGAGTGCCAGTGACCAGCAAGGAGGTTCCGGTCGCCGCTCCAATGTTTGGCGTGACCAAAGCTAAGGACGAAGCAAGCTGCGTTCCCGTGATCGTATTGTTGGTGATGTCTGCCGCAACGATGGCGCTGCTGGTACAAGCCTGCGTCGATCCGGCGAAGTGGCAGAGGCCGACTCCAGGCGATACCGCAGTCACCAAGTTGGCCGGATTGACGCTGAACTGCGTGAAGGTAACCGCATCCGTTCCGACTGTATTCACTGTAGACGTTTGCAGCCAGCTCGTTTCAGCGTTTACCGTGCCGCTCTGCACCGGGATCGCTCCGGTGGTGTTCATATCCGATGGCTGATCGTAATCAAGCGCACGGGTGAACACGGGCGAGATAGCGGTTGCGCCGACCACGGTAGCCGTATAGATACCGTTCTGGAACGCGCTGGATTGATTCTTGAGCAGGACGCGCTGGCCGATCGTGCTGATGGATATCCCGTCCAGTGTGAACGCGCCGGTAGCGGTGACTGTGAAGGTGGCCCCGACGCCGCTGGCTCCGTTGGCGTAGGTACCAGTCAGGCTAGTGGTAGAGGCTGCCAACACGGCTACGGCAGGATTGACTGCCGCGATGGCGTTCGCGATCGAAGTAGCCACAAAGGCGTCCGTCGATACATCCGTGCTGGTATCCGTGGCCGTCTGTGTGGTTGCGGTAACTCCGTTCGGGAGTGCCGTCGCTGGGACGCATACTTTGTTCGATCCGGTATACGTACATACCTGGCCGGAGGTGCCGTTCGAGGTCTGGGTGACCACGTTGGCGGCGAGGACACCTGAGTCCGCGATCTGGCCTCCAGTGCCGGTGAATTCGGTCAGATCGAGAGTGGTTACGCCTGAGACCGGCCCTGTAGTGATGCCTGCGCCTGCGCCAGCGAGCGCCTTCGACGAGGTTACCGTGGTCGCCGTAGCGGCGATAGGTACTTGTCCCGCCGTCATCCCGGATAGGCCGCTGCTGCCGGAGATCGTGTTGCATCCGAACGCGCCGGTTGCTGCAGTGAAGATTACGGCGTTCGACGCTCCATGACAGTCCGTGAACGCTGCGATGGTCGGCATAACTGGCATGAATGTATTCGTGTTATCCGTGTAGTGGAAGCCGAACCACTGGGACGGGATGATCTGGGTAGCATTCCCGTTGACCGTACCCGACGCCGGAGTGAAGGTGATCAGGCCCGTATTGATGTTCATGAACGAAAAGGCGTAGTTGTTGGCGAGGGCGAATCCAGTCCACGCCGTCGCGGAGGTATTGCTGCCAGTGACAAAGGTCACGTCGTCGGTGATTGGGATGGTGTAACTCGTCCCCGTCTGCGCGTCGATGGGGACGCCGGGGATGGACCATACGCCTTGAGTCGCCGTCCCGCCTGAAGGAGTAGAGGTCCAAGTCTGCGCGATTCCGTTCGGCGAGGTAGGCGCGGGCGAGCCGCTAATCGTATTCGTGGACCCAGCGGCGGAGTAGTACGGCATCGCGTACTGAAGAGCCACGTTGACCGTACCGCCCGTGGACGAGGGGACTTGGCAGCTCCCGTCAGCGCGCAGGAAGGTAGAGGAGTTGCAGGTACCAGTCCACTGTGCGATGGTGTCGGCGGAGACGGCGATGCTAGGGACGCCGGTCGTGGTCGTGTTCTTGACGATGCCGGTAGCGAGGCTGGCGAAGGAGACGCCGTTCATCCCCGTGTTGGTCATCACACCAGCGCTAGTCATGGTGCTGTCGCCGCTGATCGCTGCGGACTTGATGGTCGTCGTCGAGGCCCAGATGGCGATCTGGCCCGAGGTGATCGTGCCGGAGGTAGAGACGTTGCCGCCGGTCGAGGGACAGCCGCTCGTGGTCGCACCACCGTTGGCGTCGGTGCAGAGGAGGACCGAGGTGCCGGATACCGTGCCGCTGCTCAGCAGGGAGGTATCGGTGCCTTGGACCGCGTAGCCGTCTGCGAGCGTCTTGTTCGATGCGGCGGCCTTCGGGATATGGCCCGAGGTAAAGTTAGAGGCCGCGGTGACCACGTTCGCCGTGGCGATAGCGGAGTCCGAGGTCGTCTTGTTCGCTCCGGCCGCTTGCACGAGATCGCCGCTCGTGTAGTTCGACGCTGCCGTGGTCAGGTTGGCTACCAGTACACCTGAGTCCGCGATCTGGCCACCCGTCCCAGTGAACTCTGTAACATCCAAGGTGGTGACCGCCGATGCTGGCCCGGTCGTGATCCCGGCTCCGCTCCCCGCCAGAGCCTTGGAGGATGTGATCGTGGTTCCGGTCGCCGCGATCGGGACTTGGCCAGCGGTCATGCCCGACAGGCCGCTCCCACCACCCCCGCCACATGCTCCTCCGGTATCCGCGATAGTCCACTTGCTGCCGGTCAGTGTCGGCTGCCCACAGTCTCCGCTGACGAATCCCGCAGCCAGTGGCGCCATGATCAGATCCGCGCCGTTCCAGAAGTGCCAGTTGGCGTTCGTGGAGTCGTAGCCGATGTCGCCGTTCGCGGAAGTGGTGAGTCCCGCCGCTACGCGCAGCTTGGAGATGACGGAGCCGGTGAAGTCCACCGTCCCGGTTGCGCTGAATCCAGTGAATACGCTGTTGCCGGGCACCGGAGCAACGTTGCCTATCGGTAACGCAGGAGCACCCCAATACCCGCCTAGTAAGGTTGTCGAGTCAATCCTCCCCGAGCTGGTCCATCCCAGGGACGCTCCGCTACCCACTAGCATGGCTGCGCTGGTGTTGGTCCCACTGGTGATCGAGCTGAAGGCCGCATTGCCGCAAGACCCACTATCTACATAATATGTACCGTTGCCAGTTAGGCAATGACTAATTGGAGCCGTACCGTTGATCTGATACCCTGCGCTCGCGTTGATAAAACGCCACGGTTGATTCGCCCCTAGGCTTGCTGCCGTCCCCTGGGGAAAAACAGGAGAAAAGTCGTTCTTGGTGAATAGGTAATTCTGTAGCGATCCCGTGCCGTTGCCTACTGCGATGAGCCATTGTGGAGAGCTGAAATTTCCCGCGTTGCCGTTGTAGGTAATGTAGTCGCTCGCGCCGAAATTGTTTGGAAAGGAAACCAGTTTGGGGCTATAGGGATAAGTGCAAAGCCCCGCCGGACAGCCATTTACTTGAAGCAAAGCAGGCGCAGGCTTATCGAAAGTCATGTCCGCTTGCCACGGACCCTGAAACGATAGCGCCGCTTGAGGTGGAAGGAAGGTACCAGTTCCTCCGTAGCTACTCGTATACAGAGATACCGGCGAATTGTTGCGCACCTCGATTCCAACTTGGTTGGCCGTTGCAATGCCGCCGAAGTTGACATTCAAACCAGCAGTTATAAAGTTAGTCAGCGATGGGAAATAGCTTGTAGTATCGACAATGATCCCACTAACCCCAATGGCCGGGTAGACGGGCTGAATCACTGTATCCCCGTTCGACCATGCAACTATGTTCGGCCCAAGAGTAAGCGTGTTACTTAATGCGTTGCCAGATTGCACGGAATACACTTCCGCGCCGGGATAAATCACTCCGCCGTTCTGACCGCTGACATTGGCCCAATTCTGAGCGATGCTTGTCTCGTACCCGCCATTGGCAGCCGCCCATACCGTTAAACTTGTATTGGACGCTGAAGACAGAATGGGCCACGCATAATGCAGCGTGTTGGTCGCTCCCATCGCCGTCGTGCCATTATTTGCGGATACTTCGATGAAGTAGCCAGTCGCTCCTCCCCCCGCGATGATGGAATGATCCGTGGTTCCATCGTGAGGCTTGGTAAGGTTCGCGGTGAAAGTAGAACCCCCGGTTGAGATCACCTGCACTAGTTCAAAAGTCTCATTGTCTGCGATGGCTAGAATCTGGTTGGCGCTGATCCCGGTCATCGATACCGGAGTGATGGTGCAGGGCGTACAAGGGCCGACATTGTTGCTCAGTGTCGTATTGACCGTGCTCGCGCCTAGTCCAGTGGAAGTCACGGTCATGCTGGCAGGGGCAACCGTGCTAGGAGTTAGAGCAGAGATCGTGACTACGATCTTCTGTGTGCTATCGTACAGCCACCGATTATCCCCCTGCGTCCCGCTCCCAGCGCTGGGATTGATAGTCAACGACGTTGATCCGGTAGACGCACCAGAAGTGATGGTGCCTGTGAACTCAACCCCTCCCATGCCGGAGAATAATTGTTGGTTTATGGTGCCCTCATCGCCGGAAGCAGCCAAGCCGCCATATGCGGTCACCGAGTTCAAGATGGAGCCACAATCGCCCAAACCGTAACAATTCTGGTTGTTCCGAAAGGCGTACTTCTGCCCAAGTCCGTAACTAGTGAGATTGATGTAGAGCGGGTCCAAGAAATCCTTCTTACTAAAGGAAGGAGTTAAGTAGTTGGTCGCCCAGCCGCCCAAGTCAACATACTCCTCGTCCAACCCGTTGAAGTTTTCCCACCCTAGAGCGTATGGATTGCTGATATTGTAGAGGTTTACGTTCAGCGCATTCGCCGCCACTCCGCCGCTGGTTGAGAAGGGAACGGAGTTAGCGGATGGTGCAACCAGTAGATTTGATGAAAAGGCAGGAAACGCGCTTCCTCCTTGGGTGATCAGCACCGAACCAAGAGTTGCGTTAGCTACCCCACCAAACGATACTCCGCTAGAGTTGGTCTGGAGCTGGAACGCGGATCCCCCAGGATTGCCCGCTGCAGGATTAGGCCCTACCTTGATCCATACACCTGCAAAGCAACTGTAGTAGTCTCCGGTAGCGGTGTTGACGGCGGTTTGCGCGGATGTGCAGAGCCCACTAGGAACTCCGGGGAAGGTGATAGTACCGCTACCGCCACCACCGCCCGTCGGCAGCAAGGGCATCAGTGGAGTCAGAATGGAGGATATGTTCTGCGTAGATCCGGTAACGGTGATCGGAATGTTCGTCTTGCAATACAGGCCACCGAGGTAGCCACCGGTGGAGCAGATGGAGAACGACCACTGGGAAGGCTGCGGCGTAACCGTGAGGATATTGTCGGCGAGGTTTATGGAGAAGTTACCCTGCGAGTCGCAAGCACCCTGTTGGCCGTTGAGGAGCGGCGCAGGGGCGTAGGGGCCAGCGCCAGGAGTGGTGTTTTCGCCGACGAAGACGACGGACCACTGACAATTTACGTAGACGGATCCGTTGGCATCAACGACCTTCGCCGTGACGACGGTCGTACCCGACTGGCTATAGGCCAGTGGAGAGAAGATTCCGAACGAGGATAGCAGGAACAGGAGTAGTGTGAGCTTCTTCATTGTTGGCCTCGCTCCTGATTCCGCTTGGCGGCTTCCATGAGTTGCTGCGAGAGCGACCAGTTGGGATGCTGAGCGCGGACGCGATTGAGGACGGCGGTGTCGCGGGCGGGTTGCGCAGTCTGACGAAGGCGAGTGGCTTCGGGATCGACGGACGGCTTCGGCGCAACGGCAGCAGGACGCAGCATCTCCCTCTCGCCAGCGTTGACCACCGAGCGAGCCATTGAGCCGGCTACGCTGCGTCCGAGTTGCCCGCCTGCGTAGCCAGCTACCAGCGGATGCCCTGCTACGGTACCAGCCGCGTAACCCGCCAGCCGACCGCCGAAGTACCCAAACGGTCCCCACGCCTCCTCCGCTCCGTGTGCCTTGGTGAATTCCGCCTTGGCACGGAGATACGGAGTGTCGAGTCCGTGCGGCTTTAGCGCCGTCGCCGTATCCTTACCGATCGCCTCCCGCATCTTCTTCTGCAGCGCGTTCATCTTGCCACCGGGATCGTCCCAGTCGATGCGCGCGCCGAGGGAGGACTCGAAGTTGCGGGCATCCTCGTAGGTCAGCGGCATCGACGATCCGCCGCGATCCATATACGCCCCTCCACCCATCGCATCCGCACCTGGCTTGGTACGAGACTCGATCATCTGTACGAACGCCTTGATCGGTGCCGGGACTTGATACCCGTATTTCTCCAGCGCCATTGCCTTCTGCGCCCACTGATACGCGGCGGAGTGGTCCACGGGAATGTCCTTGGCTGCAGAGTCCACGTGATCCATGAGCATCTTGCCGCGCGTCATCGAGCCACGGACGCCACTGGACTTGGTGGGATCGGGGAACTCGGTGTGAGTCGCCTTACCTGCCTCTTCCGTGCCCGGAGTGAGCATGGTCAGAGCGTCGCCCATGAACTTGGCAGGGTCTTCCTTCGACGCCACGCGAGCAGCGATGCCGGGGGGAGTCAGCGATCCCGCGAATTCCGCTGTGGGATTCACCACCGACTCCAGCGACGAGCGAGCGGCCGCAAGGGTCTTATCGACTGCTCCTTGTGGATTGCGAGCTTGGTAGCGAGAGCGTGCATCGCGCATGGCGCTAGCAGGAAAGTCTGCTGCACCCTGCATGTCCTTGCTGAACTGGTCCAGGACGCGGGTGGGGAATGCGGGAGCCGTAGACGGAGCCGTGCGGATGTTGGCGTCGGATGGCGCAGATGGAGCAGCGCCGCCAAGCCTCGACTTATACTGTGGATACTTAGTCACTACCTTCTCCACCAGTTGCGCGTCAGGGATTGTAGCGTATTGCGGATACTTGGCCTTGATCTGCGCGGCGAACTTATCGACGGTGAGTGGGGTAGTAGCCATTACTGAAGCACTCCCAACGGATCGGAGTTATGGTCAGGAGCCGACTGCTGCGGCGCACCGCCTCCTCCACCGCCCGGCTGTACATAGCTCTCCAGCGCCTGCTTCGCGTCGCTGAGCACGTTATCCCGCAACCACGTGGTCTTGCTATACAGTTGCTGCGGCGTATCCGTCGGACTCGGCAGATGCTGTGAGATCGTCTCGAACATATACTTGCCGCGTCCCATCGTCATCCACGGGCGCGCGCCCATCACCTGCAGCGCAGCGGCGTCCTTGATGAGCTGCGATGACACCTTCTCCGGCTCGACTCCCTTCTTGTATCCGTAGAAGCGGAGATGCTGCATCAACGCGGAGTGATTGCCGAACGCGAGCGAGTTCTCGTTCTGCAGGTTGTTGTCCTCGATGAACTTGGTGAGGCGGTTGACCATAGGCTCGGCAGTCTTGATGGCGTCGAAGGTCTGACGCTCCTGCGGCGTCATGTACTTGTAGCGTTCCTGCAGGCGGAAATCGACCATCGCCTTCTGGAAGGCTTCGTTAGCGAGCCTAGCTTCGTTCCTATCCTCGCGGCGGTTAGCCTCTGCCGTCTTGGCGTCGGCGCGGCGATTGGCTTCCGTCGTCGCAGCATCGGTTCTGCGGTTCCCCTCCGCCTGCTGCGCGTCTGCGTAGCGCATGACCTCGGTGATCGCGCCTTTGTGGTCGAGTGGATTGTCTTCGAGATACGCTTCCGCGCGGGTCTGCGCTCCCTTGGCTACGGCAGGTGGGAGGGTGCTGACGAATTTCCGTAGCGAGTCCATCGGACTCGGTCGCGGTGGATTGACCGCCTTGCCCTGTGATACCGACCACCACACCTTGCCGGGATCGAGTTCGAGGATGTCGCCGGTCTTCTTACGCTGCTCGAACTCCGCCTGTTGACGATCCTCCGTCTGTTTAGCCAGTTGCAGATACGCCTGCTCGACGTCCATCTTCTGCGTCTGGGCGGCGCGGGCCTGCTTCTCCTCGCGGGCCTCGTTGGAGGCCGTGCCGACCTGGGAGCCGAGTTGCGCGAGGGAGGTGAAGATGGCTGACATTTATCCTCCTAGCGTACTGGGATCGAATCCGCCATCACCGCCACCTACCATCGGTGGCGGAAGTTGCGGCGTCGGTGCAGCGCCGGGGAGGTCCGCCAGAGTGCCGAAGGTATTCGGCACTGCGGCGGGGTTGATACCGGCGGTAGGATTAGGCCCCTGTTGCTGCTGTCCGCCCATCATGATCATTTTCAGTATCGACGAGACATCCACCGGCTTGGTCGTAGGCGTGGAACCGTAGATGCCTAGCGCCTGCATCGCTGCCTGCTGCCCTGAGTTCTGCTGCTGCACGAGGTAGGGTGCCAGCGCCTGCGCGTAGATATCCTTCATCACGGCCGGAGAGGAGCCGAGGCCACGCTCGGCACCGTAGGCGTCGGAGGAGCGAGCCACGTCGGCGGTCAAGCCAGCGGTCAGCGGCTGCGTGAACCCGGAGACGAACTTCTGGAACGCAGCCGGGTTCTTGATCAGGTTCTCCACGAAGGACTGCTTCTGCTGGGCCTCGGAGTTGGCGAGGAGGTTCTGCACGAGGCCCGTGCCCGCGACCGCGCCACCTTCGACGGCCTTGCCAGCGCCGGAACTCATGAAGGTTCCTATTTGTGTAAGCATGTTCGACATTACGAGCCTCCCCCTGCAGATAGCCCCGGTTGAGTGCCGAAGATAGTTTGTTGTGCGAGATTCACGTCCGCCGGTGAGCCAGTAGCCGCTGCTATCATCGCAGACATAGATCCAGCATCCAGCGAGCCGCTTGTATTAGCCTGCTCAGTCGGAGCAAACCCCTTGAACGCCGCCTGTTCCTGCTTCTGTTGCGCGGCCTGATTCTGCTGGTTCATGAGCGTCTGTTCTTGCGACGCCGAGGGGCCACCAGAGCCACCGATCGCGCCTGAAGCCTCTAGCCCTGTGACAGTACCAGTCGTTCCCGCGCCAATCAAGGCAGCGATAAGAGCCCCCATCCCAGCCGACATTCCCGGCATGATTAACTCCCTATATACTTCGAGTACATCCTGTCCGTCGGCTCCCAGCCTAGTCGCTCGAACAAGATTCCTAGATCGCGGTTCAGTTTGGTACCGGCCATCATCTTGGTAACTCCTAGCTTCCGCATCTCGTGTTCGATGAACTGGAAGAAGCGGAAGCCCAGCAACCCCTTGCGATGTTCCGGCAGGATGAAGAAAATATCCGTTAGGCTCATCAGATTATTCTTGTAATGCGGATGCGGAGTCACGAATGCTACATGATAGCCGATCAGTCTACCGCCCACTCGTGCCGTGATGATATGTAGCCCTCCTGCTTTGTCTATCTCCTCGTATTTGTCGAACGCTGGACATAGCTTTATCTTGTCCTTGAACATCGCAATCTCTTCCCAGTGATACGAGAGAAGAGGAATCGCTTCCGCAATCACGTCGGCGTATCGTTCAACCTTAAACTGTGGCTCTGAGTCCATCAATCGCCTCTACGAGATCGTTCTCAGTCTTAATGCTGCCAAGTTTGTCGTCTGGGATGCGGATTCCCAGCTTACTCTCTAGCGCGCAACACATATCAAGGAAGTCAAGGGAGTCCATGTCAGAATAATCCGAGATCCCAGCCTCGGTCATCAGTTCTTTAATCAGTTCACGTGTCGTCATGAGTATACAAGCGCCGCCCCCGCTGGCTTCTGCTCCACCTGATAGCTGATAGACTCTACCGTCGCTGGCCCGCTCCCACTGACGGTGAGGTTGAGATTCTCCGCCGTCTGAAGCAGGCGCACACGAGCCTCGTACTGGTTCTGGCCGAGTGCAATCAGCGCGGCTTGGATCGTGGCCTGCATCTCCCCGTTGATCGTCGGCGAGACCAGGATCGAGGATGGCCCGCCGTCTCCGCGGATCACCACCTGATTATGGAACAATTGCACTGTGCCGCCTTCCGCGAATACCTCCGCGTCGCGGAACGCCCACTGGACGTTGGTGGACGGTGCGCCCGCGTTCGTCGCGCCGCCGTCCCACACCGAGTCTCCCGCCTGCCAGCGCCGGATGGCGCCGTCGTAGAATCCTCCCATGACAGTGATCGGGGACGAGCCCGGTGTACGGAACTGTTTGAGCACGGAGATCGGGAACGGGAGGTCCACGACCGTCCACGCCTTGAGGATAAGGTCGTAGCAGAACAGGCGGGACAGTGATCCCTCCTGCGTCGTCACCGGCTCGCCCGCGGTGAAGACGGTAGAGTTGGTGATCGTGACGGAGGGGACGCCGTTCGGGATCGTGATGAACTCGTCCTCCTGTCCCGGCGCGGTGCCCATGTAGATGTTCCACTCGGTCACGACGGATACGTTGGGGAGCGTAATGGCGATGCCGATTGGGTAGCCGTAGATATGGCCGCCCACGCGGATGATGGCCTGGGAGACAGCGTATTCGCCACTGGTATACGTCTGCCCGGTCGTCGTCACGGCCTGGATCTTGATGTAGTATTCGCCCGTGTTCATCAGCAGCGCAGGCCCGCTGAGACCTACGACGGCGACGCCTCCGAAGATGGCAGAGGCTAGCCCTTGTAGCGGCATAGCGCACACGTACATTGGAGGGTTGGAAGTCTGCGCGGCCTTGGCAAAGTAGATATAGGATTGGTCGATAGGCGTGATGTCGGATTCAGTGGACTCGGGGAACAGGTACGGGCGGATGGCCTCCGGGTCCTGCAGCTTGTCGGAGATGCCGTCGGTGACCGCGAAGCCAAGATGAGTGAGCCGCATGATCCCGTAGCCGGGGACGAACTGTAGGGTGCGAGGCGCGACGCAACCCATATCCGTCTGCAGCCGCGTAATGGAGAAGTCGGAGGAGCCGAACACTCCCTGGATCACGAACGCGGAGAAATTCTTAAAGTAGGTGAGGAAGTTCTGCGGCGCGATCCCAGCCTCGGCGATGGTGAACGCCTTGATCCCGGTGCACTGGTCGCCGTCGTCCGGCTGGATCTGCGCGGCGTTCAGCGGATTCCAGGAGGTGGGTGCGTTCAGGTCCGACATGCGGAGCGCGGACGGGCCATCGAGCTGATCGGAGGACAGGGAGACGCCGGTGTTCGCTACCCACAGCGAGCCCGCGTAGACTTCCTCGTGTGCCGCGCCGCGCGGAGGGGGGGAGTTCGACACCTGGCCGGAGTTCTTCCAGATGATATTGCCGTCGGCGACGGTCGAGCCCAGAGTGGCCACGAAGGCAGGCGCACTGCCAGAGCCGGTCTCGCCACCCTGCGTCGCGGTGAACACATAGTTGACGGCGGAGACGGTGACTTGGATCTGATCGCCTTGGTTAAATACAGTAGACGCGGCCCAAGTCGGATACGCAGCCACGAACGTGTTGACGATCGGAATCGTCCCCGGCGTGGTGCCGTCAGACTGATACGGCGTGATCCCGTTACCGAGCGCCATCATCATCTTGTTGACGAATTGGACGATCATCGGCAGCGGAGATAGGTTGCCAAAGACGCCGCCGGAGGGAGTGGGCGGGTTATACCCGCTGGAGCCACCGGAGCCGGAGCCGGAGCCGCCGTAGCCGCCGCCCGCGCCGCCGCCGGTCTTCGTCAGGAGGTCCGCCGGGAGTGTGAGGACGCGCTGCGCGGTGGTGTAGGACGGGAACGTGAAGGAGTAGAACTGGCATACCTGCGTGGTATCGGTGACCGGAGGGATGCCCGCGCCCAGCGAGGAGTCGGGCAGGTTGTCCGTGTAGGAGGCGGAGGACTGACCGGGAACGGTGACAAGGAAGTGTTCCGTGCCTAGCGCTCCGCCAGATACCGTGCGGTAGATGTTATACCCGCCGACCGCGTTCGGGACCGGAGTCCACGTGAATTGAATTTTCTGTGCCGACGGCGTGATCTGGATCTGGATGGACGCGACCGTCTCCCCGCCCGCGCCATCGAGCGCCGTGATGACGTAGGTGAAGGTGCCGGTGAGGACGCCGGAGCTGACGTTGGCGAGGAACAGACCAGTGGGTACGCCGATGTGGGTGAAGGAATCCTTGACGATGCCGAAGTAGCCAGCATTGGCACCGGTCGGCTGGTACAGGAATATCTCGGTGATAGGGCCGAACGCGGCTTGGAACGCGGCGTTGAATTGCGTGATCAGACCGGTGCCGTCGCAGGCTTTGAGCGCGCCGCGGCGGGTCAGCAGGAGGTTCGAGGCCCGCGCGAACGATCCCTTCGGCTGGGCGTAGCGGTCGAATCCAGCTTGGAGACCTTTTAGCCAGCGACTATGTGTCAATGGACGAGCAGAACTCATGCAGCTTGCCTCTTTGCAGCAAAGTAAGCTTTACGAGCCTTAGATAGTTTCTCTCTAGTTTCTGTAGAAACGGGAGGTCGTCTCAATTGACCCAACCTCATCCTTTCGCGAGTCTCTTCTGAAATAGTATGTCCCTTTTTAGCCTCACTGTTTGCCTTTCTGTGATGCTCACCATAGAATCCTATCCGACCGTATCTAGCCAGCAGAGTAGCCTTACGTTTAGCAACCAATTCTGGAGATTGCTTCACCCCAATCCGTTTAGCTGCAATAATAGCTATCTGAGCTCTCCACTCTGGTGTCATTACACGGCGACGCCCTTTCAGGGAATTGCGTATTTTTTCTTTGGTGGATTCCGACATAACATAGCCGTATCTTTTTCCGGGGATTGGAGTCGTAGCGATGTTGAACAAGTCCTCTCCCTTGCTTCGCAGTAATTCAATCCAATATTGCTCACGTTCGTGCCAACCATGATCATCAGTCTCTTCCAAGACTTCCATTTTTGGGGATAGGCCAAGCCCTCGAAGTCCGTCAACCCATTTCTTTGTGGAGTAACAGTGATTGGAACGATGTTGTCTGATCCGATTAGCGGGATTGTTGGTCTTCCCAACATATCTCGCAGCTCCACTTACAGGATCAATTAATTTGTAAATGTATATCTTCATAAGTCCCTTGTTATCAAGGAATAACATATAACTATAATACCTTTGTTTTCATACACTTACGGTATGATTACACCCCCAAATCTTGAACCCATGCCCGCAGCCACTTCCGGCCCGACCGCGCCATACGGCTGGACTTGTCTGGGTCCAGCGATCACGCGGTTTGCTCCCAGTGATCCGATCTTCTCCGTCGCCTCCTGCAGCGCCGCCTTCGCGCCTGCCTCGTCCTGCTCCAGCTTGCGGAACCGATACAGCATGTACGAGATCAGGGCCTCGTCCCAGCCGGGCGGGAGGTAGAGTGGCGTCGCGGCCTGCCCGGGGAAGTAGGAGGAGGTGGAGGGGACGCGGAAGCCGGATATCATGAGGTTGAGTTCGGTCACCGGAGCGACGCTACCAAAAGTAGCTGAGTGCGTCGCTGCGACGGTCCCGGTCATGCCGCGCTGGAGGCCGGTGAGCTGGTTGCCGTTGATGGCGGCGAAGTTGACGATCTCGGAGTCGATCTGCGCCATGCCGAAGCCAAGGACGAATCCGGCGGTAGAGGTTAGCGTCGCCACAGTGTCTGTCGCCAGCATCGGCGCGGCGAGCGTCGTCTGCGCGGAGGTGCGCGATGGCTGCGGCCACGCCTCGACCATCAGCCGGTCGGTGGCCTGGAACACGGTGAGCATGCCGGAGTAGCCGGGGACCGGATTGCGACGGAACACGTTATTCTTCTGCAGCAGGCCGAGCGGGTATCCGTCGTACCACGCCGCATCGATTTTCTTCCAGTAGCCAGGGAGGATGTAGTTCGGCTGGCCTCCGACGGTCCCGGCCGCACCGAAGTCGGGCAGGCCGCCACGGTTCTTGGCCGCCGCCCATCCCAGAGCCTGGTTGAGCCAGCGGTAGATGGCGAAGGCCGAGACCGCTTGGCCGTCGGAGTCCGGCATATACGCGGAGGAACGGATCGGTGGGGATTGGCTACTAGCGGACATCGCCCCTACACCGGTGGTCGCGTTGATAGTGAAGACGCCTGTGCCAAATATGGACGAGAACTGGAATTGCTGATAGAACGTCTCCGTGCCGGATGTAGTAGAGAAGTAGACACGAACAGCAGTAGCCAAGCCAGACAAACCAAACGGCTGGACGGAGATATTCGACACTGAGCTCAGAGTGATCGAGGCTTCCGGCGAGGGCAGAGTCTCGCCCCACGGAGTGAGCTGGGTGACGACGACGTAGTACGTGCCCGGAGGGAGGAGGTTCGAACCGGATACTGGCGCGAGGATAGGAGGCAGTCCCAGCGCGCCGAGGGTCGGCGGCAGGTCCGTCATGGCCTCGCGGCAGCCAAGGATTACGTCTCCGACCAGCGCCATCTACTTGCCTCTTTTACCCAGTCGCTTCATCTTGTCACGAAAGCCGTAGACCTTGGACAGATACTTGCGGTCTACCGGCCCCGATCCTTTGAGACGTTGTGCCATGATAATATCCCTTCAATAAAAAGGCCGGAGCCTAATACAGCCGACCCCGGCTCCCCTTGCTACCACACTCTGATCTCGCGCTACGGCCCCGCAGCCACTTCGACCGACATAACCGCGTTCCCGGTGGCGTTCACGTTGGATACGTTGATGATCACGTTCACATTGGTCAACTGTAGGTCGCAGCTCCACTCGTAGATACAGTCGATGCCGACGTTCGGCAGGGCGACGTTCGTGTCCCCGGCGTAGAGCAGCACCTGGTTCGAGTTGCCGTCGTCGCCCACGATCGCGATCACACGCGCCACGGAGGCGTTGGCGTAGACGTTGCCGGTGTTGATGAAGTTCCCAGCGGCCTCCGTCTTGACGCGCACGTAGCCCACGGTGACAGGACCGCCACCGACCTGGTTGGTCTGGATGTTGCCGCCGACCGGGCAGGATATCGTGGTGTTGCCGTTCGATATATTAAAGTTCTGGTTAGCAAAATATACGGTGGAGCTACCTCCACCTGTGTACCATTTCTTGATCGTGTTGATAATCATCTGCGATCTCCGTTACGCCGCTTTCTTGACCTTGTGCCCGTGCTTCAACTGATGCAACTTAGCTCGTAACTCTTCTCTTCGGTCGATCAGCTCCTGCGGGAGAGTAATCGTGCGGTCTGTCACAGTCGCTCGATACTCTAACGCAATCTTGACTTGCTCTCCCTTGACTATGAAGTACGGCATACATCGAACTAGCACGTAGTCCAAAGCCTGGGAGCCCAGCTTCCAGTAATACATCGGCAGATATTTGCTACCTTGTCCGATCGCTACGGAACCCCCAAATGTTTCCTCCAGCCAATCGGTAAGGCGCTTGTCCATCTGACCGATAATTACTACGACGGTATAGAACCTGTTCCTGCGCTTGTGGCCGCTAGGCTGAAGTCGAATACAGCCCTCACCGTCGATGTAAGCGGCTAATCGCGCATAGTCTATTTCAGATACAGCTTCGAGGTTTTTCACGCCTCTTACTGTACTACCGTCTATGTTACTTAGCAATACCTAAATTTCAAAGAACTTTACAACAGCTTATGCTGTTATGTTAGTGATTTTTATACCCATTCGTGGACTAATGTTGCTTTGCTGCCACGTTAGGTACATAGTGCTTACTAACACTCTCTGATTGCTGGGCTTGATGAACGGGTCCACGTTGAAGTAGTCCGCCTCGTGGAACACCGGGAACATATACTTCGAGTTCAGGAAGTACGCCGAGTTCGCCAGGCAGAATACGTCCGGCACCACGATAGCGTTGTTGAACAGGAAGTGGTTGCGGAATCCAACCTGCAAGGCTTCCTCGTCCTGCATGCCCTGGCCGAAGCGCACCAGAGTGGTGAAGTTGTTCTTGAATCCGGCGTAGCGGTTCTGCACGATCACCATCAGGTCCGGCTCGTCGTAGCCGAACGTGACAGCTTGGTACGCGGTCTCAGCGTTCGCCGGCGTCAGCGTGCCGGAGGTGTTGGACTGGTTCGCCGGTGGCTGCCAGAAGGCGTTGGCCGTCAGGTTGCGGTTGATGCCGGCGATGGTGTTGGTCGTCTGCCCCAGCCACGAGTCGATATCGTCGATGTCGAGGGAGGTATTCTGGGGGGAGGTATGCCACAGGGCGCGGGACAGTTTCTGTAGGAACGACCCAGATGCCGTCTGATACTTGAGCTTGATGATGTCCAGGTTGCCAGCGCCGCCACGGTTCAGGATGACGTCGGTGATCGGGATCACGATCGGCTGGCGATACGGGCGCCACTGCTGGTTCGCTGGCTGCACGGAATCGACGACGGAGGTGTCCAGGAGTTGGTCGCCGTAGTACGCGCCACCAGGGAGTTCCTCTTGGTTGATCTCGGGAAACACGAGTTCGCCCGCTCCGAATTTCTTGCCGTCACGGGTCAGCGCCCAGAACACGGGGGAAGGCTTGAACACGTTGTCGCCGAGCACCGGGACAATGTATTTCTGCGAGATCGCGTTGACGGTGTTCGAGAGTTGGACGGGAGGGGAGGCTAGTCCCAGTCCCACTACGCTGTTCGCCATGGTCAGGCTCCTTGTCGTGCTACGTCATCAGTGCTGCGATTGAATCGCCTTCCACATCTCCGTATCCGCCGCCGCTTCGGTCAGCATGTCGTCGAAGGACTTGGTGCGTCCCTTGGCGTCGAGGAGAGAGCGATCCGTCTTCACGTTGATGTGCGTGCCACCGGGCTTCGGCGCGGCGGCGATGGTGCGAGTGTCTTCGTCCTTCTTGCGGAGGTCCGCCACGCGCTTCTCGGCTTCCTCGTTGATCCGGTCGTCGTAGGTCAGGTCGCGTACGGCCTTGCGCAGGTCCAGGCGGCCGCGGGAATCCTTGAGGCCGTTGTCCTGGGCGTACTTGAGGGCGTCGGCACGTTCGACCTTGGCACCCTTGGGGAGGGTAGGCGTGATCTTCTCCCACGTACCCTCGTAGTAGTCTTCGAGGTAGGTGTTGAGCATCGGGCCGAGGGCGTTCTTGCGGACGGTCTCGATGTCACCTTTGGTCGTGGTCAATTCCGCGCGGAGGCCCTTGATCTCCTTGACGAGGGCACCCACGAGAGGGTCGTTCTCGTCCAACTCTGCCGCCTGCGCGACTACCTTCTTCGTCGGCGTCTTGCCCTCGATCAGTTCCTCGTAGGAGAGGCCCGTCTTCGTAGAGAGGTTCTCCAGCATGGTCGCGATACCCTTCGAAGCGTTGGTGACGTCCTTCTCGCGCTTCAGGATATCCTGCTCCTTGCGGGTCAACTCAGCGGTCAGTGCGCCGCGGGACTCGGTGTCCTCCGCGCGCATCTGGCCGAGGGTGAGCGTCTCGGTTTTGTCGCCGTTCTTCACGGAGATGACGAAATCGTCCGGGTATTGCTTGTTGGATAAAATTTCCGCCCACTTCATTGTCCGGCTCCTTCAGATGGTTGTGCGCCCGGACCGCCACCAGGTTGCGGCTGCGTCGGGCTCATCCCGGCCTGATTGACGATCGGCGAGGATACAGTGTTCGCCGTCGCGGCGGCCTGCTGTAGCGCCTTGATCGCAGCGTCGAGGGATTTCTGGACTTGGGCCATGTGCCGCGCGGCTTCAGGAACTTGGAACGCGGTGCGGACTTGGATAGCGAGCGCCATCGCCTTCATCTGCTCGGTGGCTTTCAGCAGGAGGGACGGGTCGGCACCCTGCAACTCCGAGAGCTGCTGCGATACTTGCTGCCCCGAGGCATCCGGGGACGCGCCACCTTGGGATGGGCCGCCGCGCTTGGCCAGTTGCTCGACCATCGAGCGCGCCTGCATCCCGCGCACATCGACCGGCATGGATCCGGGACTAGCCACGGAGCCCTCCGCCACGGCCGCTGAATTTCTTCCCGCGCCGCGGATGCTTCATCGGGATACGCGACTTGGCGTACTTGAACTTGGATACCGGCTTGAGGGACTTGCCCGAGTGGTGAGAGCTGGTGTGATGCATCAGAGACCTGACTTTCTCCCAGCTCGGCGGGAGTTGCCAGGGATGAACTTCATCGGATCGGTTGGCTGTGCGATCGGATTATTGTTAACGTCCGGGCCGGGTTCCTTGCCAGGACGACCGACAGTCAGGGGAGACTTGAGCATCTCGTCGTCGTAAGTGTTGCCAAACTTGTCTATCATTGCGCTGCCTCCGAGAGGTTATGGGAGGGACGGCCTCTTGGGAGCCGCCCCTCTTGTTCTGAGCCCCTAAGTTACTACTTGCGTCGTCCGCCACGGTGTTTCTTCCGATGGTCCATAACAGCACCTCCTCTCATAGATTCCACAGTGCGAGAAAGGAGTACCAGCCCACTGTGGTCAAACAACAAAGTCTGCGACGGGCTCCGAGCGTTGCTCCCGCTCATCGCCGTAGGCGTCCAGCAGGGATCGGCATTGGCGCTCGACGAAGGACTCGAATGTGCCTACGTCAATGAGATCCTCGTAGTACGTCTGCTCAGGAATTTCAAAAGGTATGGCTAAACGTCCATCGAGCGCCGCTCGGACGCTGATGTATCCCGGTTCGCTGCGCCATACCCTAAGGATTTCCAGTCGCGGTTGCATCGCTGGGACTGAGAATAGACTTATTGTGGGGGGAATTGGTACCGCTTGGTTTCGGGATACGCAATCCACCACGAGTTACGAGTGCGGTAAATGCGGAATCCGAAGGCGGCGAGAGTGCCATCGCGGCACCACTCACGGACACGTTGTTCGGAGCGGTGGTACTCGGCGGATACTTCAGCGATGGTGAACCACTGCGAAGTCATAGTAAGTACGCCAAGTCGTATACGCATCGGCAACAGTCGTCACAGAGACGGCATTCGATACAAGTGGAACGCTTGAACTTGAACTGGCCGCAACTGATGCACATGACGCGGTCCCACGTGTCCGATGCGAATCCGCAACTTCTAGAGTCGTCGCACTCTACGCCGCATAGTAGCGAGCCGTGATTCACTTGCGTGCCCCGCGAGTCTTGGCAAGTGCGATCAGTGCAGATTCCTGCTCGATGTTAGCGGCGATCTTCTCCGCATCCGGGAACTCCAGCGTATCCAGAGTCGTGTGTACGTCGAGCAGGCCAGCCTTGCGGAGTTCCGGTGCCATCTTCCGCAGCATAGCCTGCGAGAACGGCAGGATGGAAGCGTCGTCCAACTCGAAGTCGTATTGATCGGGCCGGTTGGTGGATTGCCACTTGACCGTCTCGTATCCTTGCGCCGTCTTCATGAACATATGCTGCGATGGCTGGAAGCGGAGCATGGTGTAGAACAGAAGTTCGCCCAGGCGCTGGAACGACACCGAGTTGAGGCGGCCACGGAGCTGCGTGACACCCTGCGACCGGATGACGGAGGAGTCGAATAGCTCCGTCGAGACGTTGCCCGCTCCCGGCTTCCCCGAGCGCGCGTCGGTGAATCCCTGGAGTTCCTTTTGCTTGTCGAAGAAGAGTTGCGGGAGCTGCGTCATCTGCTGCGGCATCGCGCTGGGGTACACACATTGTGGCGTGGGGGAGTTGGCGTTGATGATCTGCACCTCACCGGGCATGCCACCGAATGCCTCCGGGTCGATGCCGGTACGCTCGTCGATGAACCATACGCCATTGTTGAGGCGGACGGCGTTCTCGAAGAGGCCGGTATACAGGCGTTCCCCCGCCGATTGGAGTTCCTTGGAGTAGCGGATCGCGGGCGTGGCCCATATCGAGTACAGAGGGAGCGTGGACCAGAACGGCACCGCCGGGAACATCTTCAGCGGGTAGGGATTGTCTCCGTCTTGCAGCGTCCAGCCTTCGCACTCGACGATGAGGCGGCCGTTCGGGTACTTCCACGCGAAGTCGGCGGGCACGATCGCGCCGGACGGGAGATTGTGTTCCTCGATTTGCTCCCGCGTGTAGTCGTGGCAGTAGCACCAGCGAACGCGTACGCGATTGTCGTTCGGGATCGAGCGGTTGCCAGGGAGGCCAGGGACCATGGCCATCGGGCCGGGGGGCATCTGGAATCCGCCGGCGTCACCGCCGAGGACAGGGGAGACGGAGCGGCCGCCGACGCGAGGGCGGACCTGGGACGCTGCCGCCCCCCATCGCGACTTGACCTCCTCCAGATGCATCCGATCCTCGAAGACGACATACGACCAGTTGCAGGTGTAGTCCGTCCAAGGGTCGCAGTCGAAGGTGCGGGGGTCGCGCATCTTGACCCAGGTGGAGCCGCGTCCCTGGCGTGCGTCAGGGTCGTAGCCGACCTGCATCGGGCACATACCGGAGAAGAGAGACATCAGGGTCGTGAACATGGCGTGGTAGTTGACGCGCGAGGTCCGCCATGCGCACTGGAGGCCCTTCTCCCGGTCCTCGTCCCGGTCTCCGGAGTGATGGTTGACGATATACGGGCGCGGGGAGGTCTCGGAGAGGTCGTTGGCCTCGTGCATCATCAGGACTTGGAGTTGAGGGACGCGCACGGCAGGGCGGAAGGAGGGGAGCGGGTCGGCACCCTCGGAGAGGGAGTAGAAGGATTCCACTTCGTCGAACCAGTTGCGTCCTAGCTGTCTGTCGCGGTGGTCCTGGGAGATTCGTTGCCATTCATCGGGTCAAAGATGGCGAGATATAGGGCTGTAATAGTCTGCCGTTTTACGGCTGGTAATCAGCGCTAAGTTCGCCATCTGTAGATACCTCCTCTCATCGTCCCTTCCGCGTTATCGGTCCTGGTTGCCACGTACCGTCCTTGCGCTGCGGCGAGTCACTCCGTCCAGGGATGCCGATGCGCGTACCAGGGAGCGTGCCCTGACGCTTGCGGAACACGCGGTTCGTCTCTTCGTCGGCGGAGCCGTAGGCGGAGGACGGGATCGGGACAGGTCGCGGCATCAGTATCTCCGTCGGTGGCGCGCGCGGGTGGAGACACGTCCCTTGCCGCTGTGCCCAGAAGGACGATTCGAGGAACGATTGAAAGAGTATTTCTGTCGGTTACGCTTCATTCAGTGCCTCCCCGAACCCGCTGAGTCGATCCACGCGGAAGATGCGATTGTGGAGGGAGCAGAACTCCGCGCCCTCGTGCTTCATGATGTGGACGCGGCGGTCCTGCTCGCGCTGCTTCGAGAGGCCGATGCCG